TGAAAGCCTGCGACAGTGCAACGGTGAAAGCCTACGGCAGTGCAACGGTGAAAGCCTACGACAGTGCAACGGTGGAAGCCTACGACAGTGCAACGGTGGAAGCCTGCGACGAATCCTATGTAGAAGACTGTACGGGTAATATTAGACCGAGATATGATTACGCAATAGTCAAAGATTACCATAACCATAAGATATATATCAGAAAAGGAAAATTTGAGATAATAGAGGTTTGACCTATTTCAACCGCAATAAGGTAGTGCTATTACTGTACTAAAAGCCGCGAGATAAACGAAGTGCGCACCGTTTTGATTTAACCTTGTACAGGCGGTTCAAAAGAAGAAATAATGGAAAATGAGCTTGAAGAACTATACAAGGAACTAAACAAAGTAAGGTCCTCCTCTTTGGCGTATCTTCCTGAATACGGATATTCTTCAAAGGAGGAGATTATCCAGCTTATAGAGGAAGATATAGAGGAGTTGCGCACAGAGATAGAATGTAGTCAATATGATTACACACCTGATGAGCTTGAAGAAGAAAGAATGAGCCTTTGTGTCAGTCAGGGGTTATCAAGATATTGTTAAATTTAAAATTATAAAATTATGCCAATCGTAAGAAAGAATGATGTTCTACCTGAACGTCCTGTTATTATTGTACTTTATGGAGTACCGGGAAGTGGGAAAACAAGTGTTGCAACAACAGCCGATATCCCCTTATTGATTGATTGCGACAGAGGTGCGGACCGAGCAGTACAGCGTTGTGATACTATAATGGCTAAAAACTGGAAAGACATAGATAGTGAGCGGGAATCAATGAAAGAGTATAAAACAATTATAGTTGATACAGCCAAATCTATGCTTGACGATTATTTGAGCCAATATGCCATTGAGAATAACTACAAATTAAAAACAAATGCTCTGAAACGGTTTGGTCAAATGGGAGAAGACTTTAAAGAGTTTGTCAACTTCCTTCGTTCAAATGGTTCAGACATTGTTTTTATATGCCACGACAAGGAAACGGCAGACGGGGATGTGATAAAGCACTCTCCAGACTGCACCGGACAGTCCAAGGACTTGCTTGTAAGAATAGCAGACCAAGTCGGATATGTCTTCATACAGAATGGGAAACGTTGTATATCATTTGCGCCGTTAGACAATTTTGTAGGTAAGAATGTCGCCGGGCTTGAAACGGTCATAATTCCCGATTATGGGACTACCGAATTTGACACATGTATGTCTGACATTATATTAAAAGTAAAAACAGCTATTTTAGGTAAAGGAGAAGCACAAGCAAAAGCTAATGAACAACTTGCCGCAATACGTGAACAGCTTGCATCCGCAATGACAGATGAAGATATTGTAGCTCTGATGAAAGCCACAAAGGAACTTCCTAAGATAATGCAATCACCGTTCTTCTCCGAAATGCAGAAGAATCTGGCGGCAAAGGGGTATACTTTTGATAAAGACAAAAAACTATTTGTAAAAGGATGAATCCGTTAATTCGCGTAACAACTTTAGAAGCATTCCGGAAGTATATAGAACAAAGTGATTATGCCAACTACGAGATAACAGAACAATCTGTTATTGATTCTATTGTAGGAGAATTTAAAGGTAATGAATACACTCGCATAGGAACTGCTTTCCATCGCATTGTAGAAGAAGGAACACCACAATGTGAGAAAGTTATCCCTGGAGAGCGTACATTTCTATATTACAATAAGGAACAGAAAGAGCCGGTTACATGTGGTAGGTCGTTTGACATTGACGGATATAAGGTAATTATGGATATTCCACAATGCAAGGCCGCTCTCGCATACCGGAATGAACACCCAAACGCTTTCCATGAGATACGCCTTTATAAGGACTTTGGTGATGCTATTATAACAGGATGTGCTGATATGATAGATGGCGTAGAAATTAGGGATATTAAAACCAAGTATTCCTATCCTATTGATGCCGATTACATCAATTCTTGCCAATGGAAATTATATCTCCAATTATTTAATGCAGATATATTTCATTTTGATTTGTTCATATTTGAAGGATATGATAAAGAAAAGCATGGATATGACGTCAGAGGTATTCCACTGAAGCGTTATGAGCCTTCAATAACATGTTATCGTTACGATGGCATGGAGCAGGATAATTATAATCTGCTTCGCTCATTTCTTGAATGGGCTGAATACAGAGATTTGACCAAGTATTTACTTAAAAAACAATAGAATAAAAAATGAATTTAACCGGAAGCATAGATTTGCTGAAGCTTGAAAAGACAGGCATAGCAACAATTAAAAACAAAAAGTGTGTTATTATTCCCATTGAGGAAAATGACTTGTATGTAAGCATGGACGAAAATCTGAAAGCGAAGTCCGTATATCTTGGCCTTAATGTTAATGAGCGAAGAGAACCGAGCCAATTTGGGAAGACGCATTATTGCAAGCAGTCCTTATCAAAGCAATACAGGGACGCGAACAAGACGGAGGCAGAGGCCAAATCAAAGGTTTATCTTGGAGACTTCAAGCCTTATGATTTTGAGGGTTCAAGCAATGCGGCTGCTACGGTGGAAGCGCCTGTTGAGCAGGTTGGTGACGATTCAGATTTGCCGTTTTAGTTTCTAAATATATGAAAACAAATAGCTATTTAAAAAGCGGTTAATAAATAACAAATATGTTATAAAGCACTATTGAACTCCATTGCTTATTATAACAAATATGTTATCTTTGTGCCGTAAACAAATGGTCTTTGATTATCATGAAAGTATCAGAGTTCTTGAAAAAGGCTGCGAAGATAGGATGCCAGTTTGTTAGTCATGGGAAAGAACACGATGTTTGGTACAGTCCAAAAACTGGAAAGTATTTTCGTGTCGGCCGGCATGGCTCTCAAGAGATAAAAGGCGGAACCCTTAACAGCATGATGAAAGATGCGGGTCTTAAGTGACCCGCACATTTGTTTGCCCTAAACAAATATTCATTCTATTGCAATTATGAAAGTAACAGCGGTAATTGAAATGTGGGACGACAAGACAATCAGTGTATATGTCCCCGAATTTGACGGTTTCAGCTTGAGCGGTCAAGGAAAAAGTGTAGATGAAGCAAAATGTGCGCTACATGAATGTGTCGAAGATTATGTTACCATGTTTAAAGAACAAGGCAAAGACGTTCCTAAATCATTGGTTGATATAAACTTTGAATACAAGTATGATATAGCGTCTTTTTTTGAGAATTTCAAGTTTATAAGCGTATCTACTTTTGCCAAGTATGCGGGTATTAATCCATCGCTAATGCGGCAATACAAACAAAGAATAGCTTTTGCTTCTGAAAGTCAAAAAAACAAGATCGAAAGTGCTATACATAAAGCTGGTAAAGAACTGGCAGCCGTAAGGCTTTGATATATCATTTGTTTACATCTCCTCTTTTGAGGAAACTAAGGCGGTGGAATTTTGGTTTCACCGCTTTTTTCTTGCGTTTTCCTTTGGCGTTTTGATTTGAGTTAGTATCTTTGCGGTGTTCATGCCAACGAACAGACATAAAATCATTGCTTTTAGCGGTATTTTTTATACCCTAAAGTAGGCATATATACCTCAAAGATATAAGCCGTTAGTTTCCCTCACGAAACTGCTAATCGTAATGATTGCTGTTTTGTTCGTTGGCGCGAATGGGAAGTCTAACGGCTTTCTTTTTATACAAAACTCAAATTTCAGCGTGAAAATGCCAACGAACAATGAAATCAGAGTTGAGCAGAACAATAGTATGCCCCTCTTTGCGCCTAACAGTGCGACAACTGTATCATTATCTCTACTAAGTACCACAAGCGAAATCAAACGCTACTTCATGGCGGTACTTGAATTATCAAAATCAAAAGAAGAATTTCCGGTAAATCTTGATGCGGTGTGGGCACTTGCTTATACCACCAAAAGAAACGCCTTTGTTGAACTTAAAAAATCATTTATTGAAGGTGTTGATTTTTACCTTATGCAAAAGAATAAGGTCGTAAATACCAACAATTTAGTAAACGGAGTAAAATACGATTGCCACCTCTCCCTACCCTGCATGGAGTTCTTTATTGCTCGCAAGGTTCGTCCTGTATTTGATGTGTATCGTGAAGTCTTTCACAAGGTGAACGAGATTGCCCCGAAGGTTGCCAAGTCAAGCGCAGCCGACAAACGGAAAATCGCAATGCTTGAAAAGGAACTGGAACAAACGAAAGAAATGCTCAAATGGGCAAGGTGGAGCGAACGCAGGGAAATAGAACTAAAGTGCGCTTGCTTCTCCTATCTCGTTGAAACCAAACAATACGACAAAATGGTTGAGCACAGAGAGCACAAAGCAGCCGAGAGAATGAAACGGGAATTAGGTTTAATCTGACAAAGCCATGATTGAAATACTTATCGTACTGGGTAGCCTTTTATCGGGCTACCTCACTTTCCGAAAAAAGGGAGAGAAACTTTTCTATTGAGTAAAATCTAAGAAATTAAATATTATGAACACTTCAATTATTAAATTCGATTACAACGGAAATGTAATTCCCTTTGAGAAAGGGAGTGATGTTATGGTAAATCTTACGGCTATGGCGAAAGCCTATCCCGATAAGAATTTATCCACAATTGTTAACTCGCAGGAAATCAGCGATTATTGCACATCACTTTCCAAACTAAAAAATTTTAGTTTGGCTGATTTACTGATAGTTAAGAGAGGCGGAGATAATCCTGGTACTTGGGCTCACCGTCTTGTCGCTATTCGTGTTGCACAAAAACTAAATTCCGATTTAGCGGTGTGGGTGGATATGAGAGTAGATGAGCTTCTTAAATACGGTATGACCGCCACGCAGCCAACTTTGGAGCAGATGATAAACAACCCCGATCTTGTTATCAGCCTTGCCACGCAGTTAAAGAGCGAACGCGAGGAGAAACAAAGGATAGAGACGGAGAACTTGTATCTAAAAGAACAGAACGAAGCTCAACGCCCAGCTGTAATATTTACAGAAAGCGTAAAGGTAAGTAGTACGAACATACTTATTGAAGACCTCGCAAAACTCATTACTCAGAACGGATATAAAATCGGAGAAATCAGATTGTACAATTGGTTTGTGGATAATGGGTATTTGGTACGGCACAAGAGATGGAGCAATTCAAGAAGGAAATACGAGAACTATTACACCCCAACACAGAGGGCTGCGGAAATGAAGCTGTTTTGGGTATCAGAAAGGGTTATTTCAAATCCGGGTCAACCACAGTTTACAAGATTTACATGTTATGTAACCGGAGAGGGACAGGTATATTTCATTAATAAATTCAATAAATTAAAAGTTGCATAAAATGAAAACAGATGTAAGAACAGTGTACCATTGCGAACACTGCAATAAAATATCACTCAACAAAGGGGCTATGACATTACATGAGGATAAATGTAAGAGAAACCCCGTTAATAGGGCTTATTGCATAGGATGTGAGCATCTCATAGTAGAGGATATAGAATATAACGATAAGATTAGTGAATGCGATTCTGATGAGTTTACTCCAGGTGTAAGGCCTCGCCGCAAATTTATATGCGATATGGACAACAAGGTAATGTATCATCCAAAAGTCAGAACGTTCAGTAAGGAGAAAAGAGATATGATACTTAGCATATCTCAAAAGCCTATGCCTAATCAGATTGAAGGTTGCAAGGACTTTGAGGAAAGGGACATTCCATTTTGATTATGAAACTATTATTATTAAAATACAAGTATTATGCTGTACGAATTTAAGCTTAAAGTAAACAAGGTTAACGAGAAAGGCGATGAAAAAGAAGTCACCGAGCAATATATTACTGATGATGAACTTTTTGGTCATGTCGAATTAAAAGGTAATGAATTATACAACGGCAATTGTGACGTTTTCGCAATCAGCCGTAGCAAGATACGTGAGATTGTCAATGAAAAGCAGGATGATGAGTTCTTTTACAAGATAACACTTGTTGAGGTTTTTGTTGACGACAACGGGAAAGAAAAAGAGAATAAATATTACGTTCTCATATCGGCAAAGAATATGGATGATGCCAACAAAAAGGCGGCGGAATACATGAAGCAGGGACTTCAAGATATGAAGCTGGATGCTATTGCCAAAACAAAGATTTTAGACTTAATAAAATAAACCAAAAGCCCTCTACTGATGTAGAAGTCCTGTGAAAGGTTCAGGTTAAGATTTAATCAGCTAACAAATTAACTATCCCGGTGTGGTTTGACCGCCTATCCGGGAACAAGGGCCTGTGAAGATTGGGCAGGTGAATATGGAGAAGTGGTGTAATTGGTAGGCACGCCGCGGGTAGCGCGGTGAGTGTAATAGAAATAGGAAGTTGGTGCTATTCCACCTTAGCAGTCATGCTATAGTAACAAGCCGAATAAACTCGTCCCGGTTCGAGCCCGGGCTTCTCCTCTAAATATATTTACCATGAGACTTACATTAACTAAAACCGAAATTGCAATTGTTCAGAAACTTGTGATAGACCGAAAGCGTGACATTCATAATGCAGGAGGTGACAGCAAGCAGTATGAGATGCTAAGTAAGCTAAATAAAAAGATTGCAAGGCAGGCAAAGAAATTTTATAAAACATGAAACCCTACGTAATTACCTCTATGGCTCTCATTACACACAGCGGAAAAAAGTTACCGCTTACAGTAATAGAGAGTCATATACTGACAAAGCCTTTGGAAGTAATCAAGGATAAGTTGCTTGACGCTTTCTCCACGATGAAAGACAAGCCTGTTAATGTTGAATTGAAAATTAAATATGTATGATATATGATAAACAGATAATAAGAGGGAAGATACCAAGTAAATCAAATTGCTACAAGATTATCACATTATACGGTCATGGTTCTTTGGCGAAACAGAAGGTGCTTAAGGAATATGAGAAGGCTTTTTATGTGCAGTGCGGACTAAGGGATAAGAATATTAAAGGTTTCTTTAAACTGACAGTGGATGTGTATCACGAAAATTTACGTCCTGACCTCGATAATGCTTTCAAAATTTTACTTGATTGTCTGCAAGGATGCAAGGCGATAAAGAATGACCGTCAGTGCATGGAGATAAACGCACGAAAGCTAATAGACAAGGTTAACCCAAGGGTTGAGTTTATAATCGAGGAAGTTGAATTATAGGATTTACTAAATTAAAGGATATATAACAATGGAAGAATCAATAAAAAACGACTTTAAAGACGATAAGTTGCGCTGGGACTTGCTTCCGCTGGACTTGATAGAAGAGGTGGTGAAGGTATATCACTTCGGAGCAAAGAAGTACGCGCCTAATAGCTGGCAGAATCTTCCTGATGCGGAAAACAGATATTATTCTGCGCTCATGCGTCACTTATGTGCATACCGAAAAGGAGAAACGAAAGACGAGGAAAGCGGGCTTCATCCGCTTGCTCATGTTATATGGAACGGGCTTGCACTACTCTATTTTGCTTTAAAGAAAAAATAATAAAAATCTCGATGAACCATTTGAAGATATAGATGAGTATAAAAAATGTTTATATGGAAATAAATAGAATAGCCCATGAATGGGCATGCAATAATAAAGATAAGTCTTTAGAGGAAGCTTTCTTAGCAGGGCTTAGCTATAATCATAAAATTGCAGGATTAAAGAATATAGATGAAAGAAAGGAGAAGTTTAAGGCTGAAGTACTTCTTTATCAAGGTCAATATCCTGATTATATGCTGATTGAATTTTATGAATACTGGTCTGAGTGCGGGGGACGGAAAATGAGGTTTGAGAAAGAAAAGACATTTGAGGTTAGTAAGAGATTAGCGCGCTGGAGTAATAATAGCTTTAGAAATAATGGGAACAGAAATTACACTAACAAGCAAGGAAATAGCGGTTCTATCTTCCAAGCAGCTGATAGCTATCTGCAAGAACATCAGTAGCGAGATAACAACCATTAAACAAGCGATTAATTCTCCGCCAATCCAGCTGTCACAATGGAAATCCGTTAATGCGGATTGCATAAAGGCCGTCCTTGTAAAATTTATCGAAGGAACACTTTTGTTTTATGGAAGAACGAGGGAAGACATGAATGATTATCAAGTCGCTTCCGTCGTTAACTCTATTCTTGAGAAATACTACTATTTCCGTATTGAAGATGTATGTCTTTGCTTTAAACGCGCACGTGAAAATTCGGCATACGGTAAGTTTTACGGACGCATTGACGGTTCTGTAATAATGAACTGGTTTGCTACCTACGATAAAGAACGTGACGAGATAATACATTCTTTCAATGATGTAAGTACCGAGCATGATACGTCCGAAAACATATCTCGCGAAGAATATAAGGAAATACTTCTTGCAAGAATAGCCGGAGGAGATTTGTATGCCAATGCCGATTACATGAAGATGTGCGAGATAAACAACATATTCTTTGAGAATAGATTTGAGATAGGAAATTACAAGTATAACAGGTTGCACAAGTTTGATAAAAAGTTATGAAGCTAACAGTATGCTGGACCGCAAGAGGCAGAAACAAACGTTTCTATCACGATATATGCCGAAAATTTGGAATATCAGACTATATGAGCATCAACCATGAAACACCATGTGATATAAAGGACGAAGATATGGAGTTGCTACGTGAATGTGAGAAGCGCGGATTTTTACAGATAAGAAAAAAGCAATGAATATTCAGGGATACCCAATTCTCTGCACCGGGAGAATCGAAAACAAAAGAACACTTTCCCGATGCAGGCGATGTCCGTTGTTCAACAGAAGATATCCGGTTTATTCTTCATGGAGGATAGACGGAGAATGTTGCTGTGTAGCGGATATTATTGTAATTGATAAAAATATAACATAATAATGGAAAAACTAACTATAAACGACTTACCCGAAGATGTCTTAGAGAGAATGAGGAGAGCAATTAGGGAGGACAGCCAAATGATCGCTCTAAAGAACAAGCACTCCCAGTATATAATCAACAGGCAATATGCCAAGGCTGTTTTGCTAAAGGAAAAAATGCAAAAGATAGAGGATCGGGTAATACGTGAATATCTTGACAGCTACGAAGGTGAAACGGAGAATATGCAGAGCCTAATGTCGGATATGTCACCCGAAGACAGGGAGTATATCAATACTTGCACCAATGCGATTATTCTGATCTGTGACATGATAGAAACGTTCACAATGGACTTTAACCAAGTTCTTAAGAAATATCATCCTGATTACCGATTGGAGATGTACGATAAGATAATGCAGGTAGGCAAAGAAGCTAAGGCCCATGTACAGTTCATGTCGGAGTGTACGGACAATGTCTATCAGTGTTCCTTTGCGGACAGCGCGGATGATATTACGGAGCTCGTGAGGAACAAGGCCCGTTCGCTAATACGCAAGGTTAAGGCTAAGGAGGCAGAGAGATGAGCGTGTGATATAGCAGGTAAGTATGTACGAATAAATTAAACTTACAATAATATATTATGATTAAAAAACTATTACAGAAGTATCAAGCGTACAGGGATAAAAAGTTCCTTGCACGCTTGGAGAGAGTGTTAAACAATAATGTGGTGGGCGCAAACTTATTTATAGAAAAAAATATATTTTCACTCAGGGGATTTCACATGTATTTTCCTAAAGGCGCAGTGGCGGATTTGCTAAACAAAATTCCTCCAAGTCTTGTCGAAGAACGTCTTCGTTCAGGATATTACGAGAAACGAGAGATTCCGCAATCAGGTTTAGACTTTTAGAATAATAAAAACAATTATTTCCTACGGAAGCATTTATATTGTATTTTCCTGAAAGGCTGTTTATTAGATCTCTTTGAAAAATAAAGTTCCCTGCATCTTGTTTTCCTCTGCATGGAATGTTAAGCTGTTTGCAGATTGAGATAGTTAGACCAATTACTTCTTCAGGGCAGTAGATTGATGTTTTTATAAACTCTTTCATAAGTTATAATTTTTAGAATTTGACGAAACAAAAGTAACAACAAAAAGGAGCATATCCAACAGTTATAATGATAAGTTAGAATTTGACACTTAACCTTTCATTAGGATGTGCTCCTTTCAAAAATTTGGGTAAAACAAAAAGAAATGAAACAGACAGTAGAAGAAGCAGCCAAACAAGGAGCTGAAGGATATAATATCGTCGGGCAGAATATTTATAAGTCCGGATTTATTGCCGGTGCGAACTGGCGTATCAATAGCGTATGGCATAAGACTAAAGATGAAGTGCCACAAGCTCATGGAGAATACGAAAATGAACATTATCCGCAGATACCATGCCTTGTGTATGGAAAGTTAAGCACTGGAACTGGTTACGGTGTCCGCTATTGGAACGTAACAGAGCAATGCTGGGACGATGAAGAGTGTGATGATTACGAGTGTTCTAAAGATGCCATTGATGAATGGGCGTATTTGGATGATTTAATATCAACTGAAGAGTAATGATTATGAAACAGACATTGGAAGAAGCCGCTCATTCTTTCGCAGAAAGTAGAAGCAGCGGAAGTGCATTCCCAGCATATTATGCAGGCTTTATCGCTGGTGCAGAATGGGCAATGAAATTGAAACATGATAAAGTCAAACTTATGTGTATTAAAGATAGTAATAAAAGGTGTAATCAATGTCACGAATGCGATGTATATGTATTAAATCCTAGCTATTGATATGAAACAGACAGTAGAAGAAGCAGTAAGGAAATATGCTGACGATAAATGTCAAGAACGTGGAGTTCCAAAGAAATATAGATTGCATTTCGATTTTGATAGATATGACATTGAACAAGGGTTCAAAGCCGGTGCTGAATGGCTTGCAAATCGGATTAAATCAATCATGCAGGACGATTCACTGACAGACGGAGAAGTTATAGAGAATATTCATAAACTCTTAAATTTATAATGACATGAAAGAGGTATGGAAAGACACAAAAGGAGTGTTTGGGTATCAAGTTAGTAATTTTGGACGAGTTAGAAGCATTTTTAGTAGATGGGGGAAACGAGCGTATCCAAGGATAATGAAAGGTTCTATAGATTCTCATGGATATGTTCAGGTAACAATTAGCATTAATGGGGAAAGGAAACTAATGTTTGTGCACAGGCTTGTTGCAAAAGCATTTATACCAAACCCTTTAAATTTAGAGATGGTAAATCATAAAGACGAGAACCCTTTAAATAATAATGTTGATAACTTGGAATGGTGTACAAGGTCTTACAATAACTCCTATGGGCATGCGACTGATAGTTATCGAAAAAAGATTTGTTGCATACATGGAGAAACTGCTTACGTTTTCAAATCAATAAAAGATGCTTCAATTAAAATGAATATTCCAACAACATCTATTTTCAACTCATTAAAAAGACGTTCGCCAATGGTTAGCAGAGGTCTTATGTTTTATTATGTTGGTAAAAACGAAATCCCCTCTTTCGATGAGATACTCGAAGCCAACAAGGATGTACTGGAACGGATTAAAGAGAAAGGAGATTGAGATATGAAATTTCCTAAAGTAAAGAAAAAGCAAAAGATTGAAAGGGTTTGTTACAACTGTAAGCATTATTATAAATGCACTGACAGATTTAACAGAGATACTATAAACTGTGATAAATTCAAATTTAATGCTTTATGTAAGAGTGTTTAAAAAAAAGATTAGATATGAAATCAAAACAAGTATTATCAATAGATCAGATGAAGCACCTGAGGGAGCTTGGCTTGGATACGAGTGATGCAAGTATGTATTGGGCAAGAGTATCGCATGGAAGTCGTGTTGATGATAAATCCAAAGGTAAATGGTTTTTGAGTTTGCAGAAAGAATTCCAAGTTTGTGGTTTTATGTCATATGAATCAATTCCCACTTACACCTTGCAGGACATTCTTGACAAGCTGCCGAGTTATATTACATACAATGATGAAGAATATCAACTGCAAATACTTCCGCCTTGTATATGTTATAGATACGTAAATTATACGTTTGACGATTTAGATTATAAAAACAATGTGGTATATTGGAAAACGCATATAATATGCTGTGCTGGTGTATTGAAAATGGATATATTTTAAAGAGGGTGAACAATGAAAGCGAGAATAAAAGAAACTGGAGAAATAATTGATGTTGAATGTTGTTTCTATGCCAAGGTTGGTTCTACTGACCCGATTATTCCTAATGGGTTACTTGAAATTTTGAAAGATGATGAAACTATTGATTGGGAGCAGAGACGTTATGAATTGGCGAAAGTTATTACACAGGGGCTTTTATGCGCTCCGGTTGTTGAAGGAGCAGACCCAAATCCTACACTTGATGACTTTGCGTATGTTGTTGTAAGAAATGCGGATGCTATAATAAAGAAATTAAAAGGGGAATAACCATGGATATAGAAGAAGTAAAAAACAAGAAATCGAAAGCTGAAATGGAGATAGCTCATATTTTGGAAAAACTTGAAGCTGAAATAGGTTTAGAAGTCAATAATATGATTTATATACGCAGGGAAAGTGAAAAATCTACGTTATCTGCTTTGCCTGTAAGAATAAAAACAAAAATAATCTTGACGTTTTAATTATGGAAGTAAAGAACGGAATAATAATAGACGGGGTGCTGCATGAAGCAGAGAAAGTGTATAATGGGCATTCTGATTGCAGTGACTGCTCGTTGCGTTATGAATGCGATGAATTTGAGAGCCAATACGAAACGTTTCTGTGTATTGTAATGAAATGTTTTCGTTTCGTCAATCGTGGCAAAGTGACAGATATTAAGATAGATAAGGAGGAATAATTATGGGATTTTCGACACCAGCGTTTATACGCAAAAATACACCGGAATTAAGAAAGAAGTTGGAAAAATTAGGATACAACCATCCTACTGATGTAATTGAAGATGAAAGGTTTTGTATTGCTACATCACCAGTTAACTGCAATTATCATATTATTATTAAAGGGGCTTTTGATGCTACAAATCCTTATCGCACATGGAATTGTGCTGGAAGAATTGATTGTGGAACCAATGAAGAGTTTTTCTTAGCTATCGCTTCATTGAGAGATGATACAGATGATAATCAACTATTCACCAATGGTAAGGGCGATTGGGGTATATATCGGGGTGGCTCTGATGGCAGTTTACCTGGAATGGATTTCTATGGGATGCCTAATGATTTTAACTTATTATATTATCATAAGGCTACCGTAAACGAACTGATTGAGCACTTTAAAGTATGAAGAAAATAATTATCCTTTTGGCAACAGTTGCACTATTCGGGTGCAACAACCCTGGAGAATACCCTATAGAACACCGTACAAGCGAGGGGGGCGTAACTTATCTCAATGATAGTATAGTGATTATCCGTACCCATAAAAAGGGGCTTGACAACTACGAAACGAAGATTATTAATTTGAAAAGACAATAGCCATGACCGAAGAACTTGTAACATTAGAGACAGCGAAGCTGCTGAAAGAGAAAGGATTTAATGAGCCATGTATGATTGCTATTAATATTGAAGATAGTAGACAATATGGTACCAATAGAACAAATAGCGAGTTACCAATAAAAGTATGTTCCCATCCTACTCAATCCGTTACACAAAAGTGGCTGCGTGAAACCAAGAAGCTACACGTTGAAGTATCCTATATGTATGGAGACTATTGGATATATGATATACTAACAATACCGAACCATGATTTAGTGGGATTATCCGACAGGCCTTTGGTGCATTATAAAAGCTACGAGGAAGCACTTGAAGCCGGAATACAAGAAACTTTAAAACTTATATGAGAATGGACCCTGTTGTAAATGATGCTTATAGACTTAGAAAACTTTTAGAAAAAGCAACGGGACTAAAAGTATATAAGTCGGAGCTAATAGCCAACTATTTTAATGGCTATCTAAGTATAGTACAAGAGTATAAAAACGAAACTAATCCGCATATTACAGTAGCCCAAGGTAGTTGGTCGATAGAAAATGGCGGAGAGTATAAAATTTCATTCTATACACCTACAATCGTTATTAAAGGCAAGAGGATGCTTAATACTCGTTTTGTAAAAGATGTAGCCTATAAGATAGTGGAAGCATTAAATGATGAATTTGGGGAAGATAATTGGAATACGTGCAATGAGGAGCAAAAGTGTTGGCTTCCCATGTCTCGAAACTCTTTCTATTTACAAATCCCAAATTTTGAGAAATATTAAAACTTATATGATTATGAAAGCAAACCTAATATTTTTTCTTGCGATATTCATCATATCAGCATTATTCATCGGGCATTTCCGACTGACATTCTCACCGTTCAGTGTATCCTTTCTCTATTGGCATAGGACTGTAGGAGTTATTCTTATCGTTGCAGGATGCTTGGTTTACAACATAGGTGAGCATATATCAGGCTACAAGAAAGGACTGAATGAAGGCATGGAGATTGTTTTGAAAGAGTTAAAAAAAAGATACAATGAAGAAGATAATGTTCAATGATAAATACAGTCTAACCCAGGCTGTATTGGATGGTCGGAAGACGCAGACAAGAAGAATCATTAAGTGTCCGAAAGCATATCAAGAAAATCCTGCTGGATGTTTTAGGATTACTGAATCAGATGATGTTAGCCCCCTTTTTGAGATTCTTGTATATGATAAGGACTGTAATGACTTTGTTCCAATGTTTATTCAGCCGAAGTACAAGGTTAGTGGAGTTTTTGCCATTGCACAATGTTATGAAAGTTTAGGGATGAATCCCGAAATTGCACTTAATGATAGGGACGGAATAGGATTTTATACTAAAACTAAATTCGCACCCGGTTGGAAAAATAAAATGTTTGTCCGCGCTGACCTCATGCCCTATCACATCCGTATTACCAACATCAAAATCGAAAGATTGCAAGACATCTCCGATAAAGATTGCTTGAAAGAAGGAATTTACAAAGGACAATGCGGAAGTGCAGATACACATTTTATGGATGCTTATTATTATAAAGGGGACATTCAGCCTTATTGCACCCCTCGTGAAGCCTTTGCCGCCCTCATAGATAAAGTCTCCGGCAAAGGGACGTGGGAGTCTAACCCTTATGTTTTCGTTTACGAATTTGAATTAGTTGATTAACCATGAATAGAAAAGAATACCAGGAACACTTCAAGCATTACAGCCCCTACAGTGGGCAATGCTACAAAAAGTCATTCATATCGAGTATGGCAAGTAATATGTATGTGAACATGCGGTGTGACGGGAAATGCCCCCGTATGAGTAATTACGACAAGAAAAACGGAATATTAATTGATAAAGAAATAACAGATTAATCTAAATGAATGCACTAAAACGCTTTATATTTATAATATTGTTTATGCCTATATGTACTATAAATGCTATCTATGATACTATGATGTTTATAGTCAAAGGCGACAATCACGAATGGTTTGTAATGCTTAATTGGCTGAGTAATAAATTAATAGATAATTGATATGGAAAAAATCAAATGTATAACTTTCGATAAAGCAGCACAAGATGTTTTGTCGGAACAAATCAAGGCTAAGATGAAAGCTAATATGAGCAAAGCCAGACGGGAAGAATACAAAAAGCTGTGTTATAACTTTGAGTATAAGTTTGGAGAATATATACCCAGTTGCGCATTAAAGTCTGGAGAATGTGATGAAGATTGTGAATACATGAGAAACTTTAAAAATAGTAAACATGAATTTAAATAAATTGCGCGATCGCGCCTATAAAACCGCCTGTGAACATGGTTTTCATGATGAAGAATTGAGTAACGAACATTGCCTCTGTCTTGTCATATCCGAGCTTATGGAAGCAGTGGAAGCAGATAGAAAAGGGAAATACTTCAAAGGTATATTGACTTTTGAGCGTGAGTTTAACCGTTATTCCGCATTAGTGGAAGAAGAAAAACGATTTAAGTGCTCGTTTGAAAGACACGTCAAAGATACAGTTCCTGATGAGCTTACCGATGCCGTTATCCGCCTGCTTGATTTGTGCGGACTGCGTGAAATTAAGTTGGAGAATGACTGTTTGGATGATGAAGTGCTTGAAGAATATTCGCACATATTCATTGGCAAAACATTTACAGAGTCTATTTTCAATATTACTAAAAATCTTATTGATAGAGATATATCCTACTCTCTAATTAAGATTTTCGGGCTTGCCAAGCATCTTGACATAGATTTGCTCTGGCACATTGAGCAGAAGATGCGATACAATGAATTGAGGGAAAACAAACATGGAAAGAAATATTGATATTAAAAAATACTATTACTATACTTATCGATCCAAATCAGGTGGAATATGCTGCGATGTATGCTCGATTGAAGATGGTGATTTTGATTTAAATCGCATGATGCGTGATTTGTATAAAGATTACGGGTGCGTGTGTATTATCACTTTTTGGAAAGAAATATCCGAAGAAGAGTTCGAGGGGTTAATGGAGTTCTTTGATGAAGTTAATAAGGAGGGATAGTTATGCAGCGTGAAATAAAATTCAGAGGACAATCCATGAATAAAAAGACAGCATATGTAAGCCTACCCATAACAGGGCGGGACATCGAAGACGTGGAAGCAGAGTGCAGATTTGCAGAAATAAGAATTAAGGAAAAGGGATTTATCCCGGTGTCTCCGCTGGTTGTATCATGCGATCATGATGCGCCTTATTCTGAACACATGGGGAAAGACATAGCAGCCTTGCTTGAATGCGACGCTGTGTATTTCCTTAGAGGATGGCATGAAAGCAAGGGATGTAATGCCGAATTTGAAATAGCAAAGATTTACGGTAAAGAAATAGTGTTTGAATGAAAATAACAGACTTAAGAATCGGTGACTGGGTGAGAATAAAACTCCCGTCACCACAAGGAGAGCGACTTTCAATACCGATGCAGGTAGTAGGATTGCTCTCTTGTTTTAATAACCCAAGCCCTAATGATACTGTGTATCTTGACTTTTCGGACAACGAGGGAGACGTTTGGGAAGAAGAAGTACAGAACTTGGTAAAAATGGAAGTAAAAAACGATGAGAGCAACCGAAAAGAAACTAAGAGACAGACACGCCCGTCTGCCTGAGCAATACAAGAAAGTAGACACGACAGTCAACGGAGATGCAGAAAACCTGATAGAGGAGCGCAAACAGCTTGAAAAGAACTTGGTTCCTCTGCGCCTTAGCAACACTACCGTTATCTACGTAACAAGGGATAAGCAAAACGAAGCGTATGCAGCAGTGGCGCGTAAACGAATGGGAATAGCCGAACCGAGGAAAGTATTTGTTGACCCTCTTTCACAGGAGAACATTACAAAGATGTACAAGGAGGACGGCATAGCTCCCCGCAGAATGGCCGAAATATTGAATGTAAGCGTCAGGACGGTGTATCTAAGATTAGCCAAATACGGGCTTACAAAAGTGAAATGCAGATAATTAAAACTTGTAATTATGAAAGATATTAAAAGAAAATACAGTTTCTCTGATATAGAGTTTAAGCCTTACTTTACAGAGGAAGAGGTAAATTTTATCAAAAAGCTGAAATTGATGAAAGATGTTGATAAGTACATGCAGGGAGTGGTTGAGTTTGAGAATGGTTATGGCGTCAGTGTGCTTTTAGGACAGTTGTTTCATTCAAACGGGGAAGACACATACGAGGTGGCCGTTACCTATGACGGCCATATAATCAACCGAGATAACGAGCAGTGGGTAGAATGCTTTTTAGACCGCTATGAAGTTGAGAAGCTGATGAACAATGTTGCCGGGCTTAACCCTATTGTTGTTGATTCGTTCGACAAAGGCGATTACTTGGTGTATAATTTTGATAAATATCATACATATATAGTCAGTCCGGGAAGAGAAAACATTAGATTGTTTGGTTCTTTTTACGAAAGAAGAAAAGCCACCTACGAAGAAAGAGAGAAGATATTCGAGAGTTTGAGAAAATCATTAATTTTTTAAACAAAAGCAATGGAAGATAATACATTAGACCAAAATCTTTATACCACCGCAATGAAAGAAGCGCTAAAGGTGGAGTTCTTGGAAAGCAACGAAGAGATTAAACTATATGCCGCCTCGCTGTATAATGCGATGGTATGGGGTAGAAATCATACGGTTAAAGTAAAATATTAAGTTTTTCATTTGGCGTTATAGAAAAATGGTGTATATTTGCAGCGTTCAACTTTTATCCAAAGGCAAGCGGAAGCCTGCCATAAGCGGGCATTTTTTGTGCTTGCGAGTTTGACGCTACAATATAGTGGCTGCCACCCCCATAGGTATAGTTAATGCTATATCTGCCTTTGGATAGGTTGAACAATGGGACAGGGCAGCCTTTTTCTTTGCCCTATCCGAAAAGCCGGATATGGGCAGGCTACCAGCCCTATAATGCCAATAAAGTTCAATAAATCTATGGCACAACAAATTATTTTATCAAAGGAGAGTAGCGAAAGCGAAATCAAAGCGTATTTCATCGCAGTGTTAAAGTTGTCACAATCTGATGACGAGTTTCCAGTCAATCTTGATGAAGTATGGATGCTTGTTTACGGTCAAAAATCAGATGCTGTTTCAGCTTTGAAGTTAGATTTTATAGAAAATGTTGATTATCAAGTTTTAAGGAAAAATCCTCAAAACCCCAATGGTGGAAGACCGACAAATGAGTATAAACTCACTGTCTCCTGTATGGAGTTCTTCATCGCAAGAAAAGTAAGAGCCGTTTTTGAGGTGTACAGGAAAGTATTCCATCACACCGCTCATAAAACTATTGAAGACAAGAAGACACCCCAGCAGTTAGTGCTAAAAGACCAAATTACATGGGTAAAGGAAACCAAGAAACTTCTTAATCTTGATAATCATTCCACTTTAGGTATGCTTCAAAAAATAGCCGACCCTCTTGGATTGCCATTGCCTGAATTTGTTGATGAGGAAGCGGCACTGCCAATATCAGAGCTTCTCAAACAGAAAGGAATTATGAATAAAAAAGGGAAGCATATGAGTGGACAAGAGGGAAACAGAAGATTGCTTGAAGCCGGATTGATAGAACAAGTGACAAGACATAGCAAAAGCAAAGGGAAGGACGTTCCTCAATGGGTTATCACAAAGAAAGGCGATAAATACGGGAAGATGCACCAGTACAAAGACTCTTCATTTCCTTCTCCTATATGGTTCTTGAAAACAGCAGATGAATTGCTGTCATTAATGAATGTAGCATAACCTTACAACCAATTCTTGCTCACCTTATAAATGAGGTGAGCAGACTTTATTCAATTCGTTTGAGTGAAATAAAAAATTTTAGTTCACTTGATTTACTGCGAATTACACTTTAAATAAAACCTAAAACAAATATTCATCATGGAAAGAAATACAATACCTGCTAAAAAACAATATGACGTCAGCGCAATGGGCGAATTTTTTAGAGACATTATAGCTCCTGAAGAGCTTAGAAAGGAACTTGTAGAACTGGCGTTTGATTATGCGCAATACGTAGATGAAGGAAGCACAGATTTGTTCAAAAACAATATGAGTACCATATACATACTGTATAGGGCACTGGATGATGTGAAAGAATTAGAGACACAGGGTTAACAGCATAGCCAGCTTTACCGCAACAATAAGCGGTATAGCATTGCAAATAACGTCCTCGGCTATCTTTAGAGCACGTTCCATTGCATCATAGCAAGCAGTCGGCAGAACATCCAGTGCGGTAAGTCTTCCGACTGCTTAATCAATATGTCTAATTGTTCATTCATAGCTATATTTTAGGCACATGTAAGACCATATTTTATTATCTCCCGGCATCCAATCCTCATCGTCAAACCAAAAGGCATACGCCGCTTCGATAATATCCTCTCCGTCCAAAACCTTGCACAGATCGGCCCAAAAAGCATTAAAGGCTACGTATTTATCCCAGCGTGTGCATCCCGACGGGAAATTCTTGTTCTTGGTGGCTTCCTCTATCTGATCTACCGTCCAATATCCACCCTTGTGTTCGTTGCCTTCCTTGTCGGTGTATTCCATATCGGCAACATCGTGCATGGCAAACTCCTCGTTGTAATGACATCCGCTCATGGCACCGTACAGCTTCCTCAACGCCAGCCAATACTTTTTAGGCTCTTTCTCTTTCATCGGCTCCAGCACATCCGAAAGAATGCGGGTGCTCTCTATCATTACAGCTTCACCCTTGCCTTTACCGTACTTTTCTATCAATTCATAAATAGTCATAATCTTTTCCCTTTCTTTTAATTAAGTAGTATGTTTCTTATCTGAATATCCTGCTTGCACCTCTTAGCAACACCTCAAAAATGGCGTCCCCGGTAAGGTTTGCTCCCACCTCCCGCCAAAAATTGGGCTTGCTTTGCTTTCTGATTATTTGAAGCAGCAGGTCCTGCTGGCGAAGATGATGTTCGTTGTTCTTTTCAATGTCCTTTTGTAAGAGTAAAAGAGCTTTGACACCGTCGTCCTTGCAGTTACCTATACACTCGTTGAGGTATTTGTCCATGCAATACTTCATAATCTTCTTGTTGCCCATATTATCATTTCTTTCCGCATGACGGGCATTTGACCGTCTTTGCGGGCTTTGGTTTTACAATTACAAATCTTCCCATAACCGATCGTATTTTTTGTTTATATAAGCCAAAAGCAAATCAATCCATAGTGCGGCCAAAGCGCACAGAAAAGAAACAAGGATGCAACGAATAACCGAACATCCGCATGCAATGCTGTAAGCCAGCGTGAGCCAAAAACTGATACACTTGCTGCATTTCAGCTTCCCTGATAAGCGTCCTATCTTCTCCGGGTTTACCGGAACAAGTCTTTTCAAAATGCCTGCTATGGCATTGAAAAGTCCCAAATAGATGAACAGGCATACGGAAACGGTTATTATCATTGCATCCCCAATCATACACTACTTGTTTTTGGATGATTTGGTTTCGTTTGCTAAGCTTTCATCTTCACCAAGCAATGCAGCTACGGCAGGCGCAGGAGCAGGGCTTGTGACAGTCAGGCCGAACTCTATTTCCACCGCATTTGTTTTCGTGCAGCAGTCTTGTACGTTGGTAGGACTTACCAGCACATTAGGCGTAACGGTAAGCGTTGCCGATGTAGGTACTGTGGTTGAATAGAACGGTACGGTAATTGAAGTAAACACCGTATCTGTCTGCGGGCATACGTCACAATTGTTGCATCCGCATACGTATGGCAGATAACTTACCGAACCTACCAATTGGATAGACAGCGAATAAAGGTTCCCGCCTAAAGAATCAATAGACTTCAATACAGCCCTCATGGTCCCGCTCAAAGGATATTGGGCGGTGATACAGATGTTCCGGTTACGACACAGATAATGAATCAGGTCAATGTAATACATTATTGGGGATGGTGTCGTAGTCCCTGTGGCTACGGGGACAAGCTCCAATACGGAGGTTTGTCCCGATTTGTTTTTACAACAGCTCATAATGAATCGTTTTTTTATTAATATTATTCAGCAACGGGTTCCTCTGCTGATTGAGGGTATTTCTTTGGGGCCGGCACCCGGCTCTTCATCTCTTTTACGGAATCAGGCGTTCCTACACCCAGCAGCACATCGAGTTTTGCTTCAATGTTTATCAACCGTTGTTCCGTAGCTATCAGGAACTTATTGTTTGATACTGCTATCTCGTAAATGGCTTGTATGTATTCGTTCATATTGTTTGTTATTTAAAATATTTGATGATTTGATTTTTTACAAACAGGTTGTCTTTCCACTTAGGGACGCATTCTGTCAGCTTTTGGGCTGTCACCGCTCTTCCCTCGGCAGCATGTTCGTTTACAAAGTTCTGCAATGCCTTTGAGGCTGCATCCGCTTCTTCCTGCGTATCGGCATATACTTTAAAATTTATTTCAAATCCTTTCATGGCGCATTTGTTTTAATTACAACGGAGGCAGAGGCGGTGATACAGGAGCAGCACCCGAAGGCGGCATTCCACCTCCTTTTTTCAGGCTTTTCAAGAACTCTATACCTTGCATGATATCGTTCTGATTTTCTTTCACCCAGCCGAATATCGTTCCGGCAGTATCCCTTACCTGTTGCATGGTTGTGGGAGGTACAACATCAAACGTAGGCAGTTCTTCCATGTCCTTAGCGAGAAAATCATACAGCTTCTCCGCTTCCTCTACGTTTCCTTTGGCTATCATCAGAGTTTGCATTTTCAGTGCAACCTTACTGGTAGGCTTTATCATTTTCAGCATTTCCATATTGTATTTTTTCTTTCTCCAAAACATAAGTAGCAATGTTTTTTGTAAAAAGGGAAAGGCTTAGTGCGCCCTTCCCCGATACCGAAATGCAATTAGCCGTTGCAAGGACATCCGCAAGGCTGCGGTGCGCTGTACAATGCTACGGGCTGCGGACACATCTGTGAGCGACCAGTCAAACGGTCAGCCACGATCTGTGCTTCTGCCTGTGCGTATGCGCTTGCTCCTGCTCCCGCCAAAGCGTTAGCCGTAGCGCCTGTCTGAACATTTACGTAGTCAATCATGCGAGGTTGCTGATTTACACGTTCTGCGCGTTCTGCAATAGCCAGTTGAGCCAGTCGGTCAATGTCTCTTTGGTTAGCTTTGCTTCCCTGTGCGGCATAAACGCCACCGAAAATCCAAGCTCCGATACCAGTCAACAAGGCTGCACTACCGATAGTGATAGCTGCAATTGATGTTCCGCTGGGTCTCTTCGCTGTTTTTTCAGCCACCATGAAGTGTTCGTAGGAACTCATGTCGGTTCCGTCGGACATGGCTTTCATTGCCATTAAATCTTCTGCTGTCATAGTCATAAAATATTTATTGTTTCAAGGCAGCCCGATGTAGGCTGCATGACAAAGGACAGGATAAGTACTATGCCACCGAAATAATACCTTGCGAGTTCATTGCTAATTCATTGCTCGCATCCAATGCTAAAAAATCACAATGATAGAAAAATAGTTATCTCATCCTTTGTGATTGATAGAATTATAGTTATCTTTGCAGCGTTATCCACATGACTGATAAGTCATTTCGTTTAATTTTAAATCTTAGTGAATGAAAGTTTTAAAAGTAAAGGCTGTGATAGCCTTATTAGAGGCGAAAGGGTGGAAACATATTAGGACTAATGGCGATCATAGAATTTTTAGGAAAGATGGCGAACCTCGCCCGATTCCTATTCCTGGAAATCCTAATGATGATTTAGCCATTGGAACACTTAAATCAATTTTCAGACAAGCCGGTTTAACAGAAGCTGACTTGAATGAAATTTAATCCACTCTTTAGGGAACAGCAGGACAATAGCCAGTCCTGCTTTCTTTGAAGAGAGCAAAAAAGGATATTATTAACGAGTAATAAATTATGAAGTATGAAACCGCTAACCGTTATCATCGAGAAAGCAGAAAATAATTATTCTGCTTATATCCAAGAAGTAGATGGTATTGTAGCAACCGGAAAAACCGTAGAAGAAATTAAAGCGGGCATCATCAACTCTATTAATGTATTAATAGAAGATTGCAAGGAATTTGGTGGTGTTATTCCTGTTGAACTTCAAGGAGACTATGAATTGTCGTTTAAAATGGACGTAAAATCATTACTCCAATTTTATTCCGGCATCTTTACAAAAGCTGGTTTAGAACGTATCACCGGAATAAACCAAAAACAATTATGGCATTACGCATCCGGAATGAGAAATCCCCGTCCGGAACAAACTTTAAAAATAGAAACAGCGCTTCACAAATTAGGTGAAGAATTATTGGCTATAAATTTATAACGCTGTTCCCTTTCCGCTTCTAAAAGCCCTCATTGAGAAATGGGGGCTTTAGCATTTCGCCAATATCATATATACCACTCTTTATGCTCCACTTATTCATTTTATTTTCAAAATGATTGCGTATATAATTAACCGCCTGCCGGGTTAACCCCGTATTCTTGGATATATCCTCGTCCGTCAGATATTTAGACAGAAAATATATTAAAATATAACGTGCGTCTACACATTCCTCCTTATTGCTTTCAATCATATCCAATTCTCCAACCCCCGTATGCCTACATACCGTAGACATCATAATCTGATACAAATCTCCTGTTTTCATATTATTCTGCTTTAAAACATGTAATTATTAAAAACAAAAATCACAACCCGGTGTTATTAAACTCGAAAGCCTCGTAACAACTCGGATTGTGATTGTTGTCTCTTGTGTTCGTTTCGCAGACAGAGGACAAGAGATAGGGGCTTTCTTTCTACTCTAAGCCCCGAAAGAGCGTCAGCTAAAGCCAACTTCTACACTTATTTCTTTTTTATCCTTATGGCAAGCCAAAGAACGGCCAATGCAACACATGCAATATTTAGCATCATGCTCGCACCTCCGTAATTGATTTTAAACCGTTCCCACCATGATAGTTTCCTTTCCACAGGATAGGGCTTTGGCACCTCAATTCTTCTTATCTTTTCAACAAAGTAAGGTATTTTGACTGTCACCGTAGATTGGGGATAGATCCCTAATGAGTGGTTCAATATCCCCTTATTCCAAGACGCATAACTATAAGCATACGGGTTATGCAGGAATGACACAGTATCGCGGGTAGACACGCTGTCTTTATAAGGTATCAGCTTCTCCTGAAACGTTGTATCGTGGTAGACTATACTGTCAAGCACTTTGGTTTCAACAGGCACATAGACCGTCCTCGTTCGGCACGAAGCAAACACGAACACCAGCAGCATAGCCAGCAATCCAACAGACGCCCAAAACAATAGATTTCTTAGTTCTTTCATGGCAAATAGTTTATAAGTTACGAAATAGAGGAATCTTCATTTTTCCACTCCCTGCTATTCAGGATGCTACCAAGTTCCCTACTGTTATGTTCGTAAACCGTTAGTTTATCCTCGTCAGTCAACACAGGGGACACGAAGTCATAATGAAGAATAACCTTACTTCTGTTCACACTCTTACGCGCATGCTCAGGTACTACTATTCCCTTTTGCAAACACCATTCTACTGTTACAATTACATATTTCATCCGTTTAATCTTTTAGTCCAAATTTCATTTAACTTTATCTTCTCTTGCTCTATTTCATCAGGAGTGAGAGATTTATCGTAGAGGGCGAAGTAGTAGATAGCAACATTAGAAAACTCCTGACATCTACCTAAACTTAGATTATATGCATTCGCTCCTAAACTCAAAATATTTGTATCTGATGCATCTCCTGCTATGATATTTCTATCATTATAGGCAGTCTTACTTTGATATATTATTTGATTTGAGTTAAACAATTCAACTGCATTATCTTTTCCAAAAGAATATAAAGCCTTACTACCATTGGCAGTAACTCTTTCAATAACAAAAGCACCAAAACTTCCTATATCATCAGGATAAGTACGTTTGGAAGCAACAGCAGAAGAGTTGTTCGTATTAATTATTTCTCTCCTGCATATCACTGTATAATCCGTTTGTATCGGTATATTGTCACATACAGCATAATCATCTACACCATCGAATACAAGAGAACCTTCATAAGAAGAAGCCGCTTTTCCGCCGTCAGTTCCGCCACTGTGGTCTACACTTCCACCAAACCCGCTATTAGAAGTAAACGCAAAGTTCTTCAGTACAAGTTCATACCCCTTGTAACCCTTTATCGAAGCAGGAGGATTATCATTGCTGTATCCTGACATAAACCAAGCGTCAACAAGAGACTTGTGAAACAAACTCCCCGAACCCCTAGCGCTTGCAGAACCGACACCCGGCAGACGTATGGTGTCAATGCCGATGCTCTGAATTGCGACTTTGTTTAGTTCGATATTATTCATTGCCCTATTTTTTTAGCTTCCAACACTTCCGTAAACGATTCAACCGACACATTAACCCCTGCCGGGACATCTACATTGAAAATCAAGTTGGCACTACCGTTGTACGGGCCATAGCCGCCTACGTAGATTGCATCCATGCCGTCAATGTCGGCATAGATATTTAGCGAACCTGCTTCTTGTCTCTTCACCTGTATGGTAACAGGGCCCTCGGATACGAAAGATGCTACGTACTTGTTTTCCTCGTTTTTGCTGAATGATAAATCTGTTGCTGCCATAATGCTTTTATTTAATTGTTAATAATTATCCTTTGAAATACACGACTTTACCCTTTGTCCCGTCATTACGCATGTCAAGATGCACCCAAGTAACATCCTGCTCCAGCCTGACAGGATACGGAAGAAGTATTTGGTTTGCCTTAATCCAGTTGCGCACCTCAAGAGCCGTCATGCCCTTTACATCGAAATCAACGCCCGTACCTTGCATGTGTGCCGATACGTGCACTTTTTCAAGCCTTGTCTTTTCTGCAACAAGCTGGCAGACATTGCATCTTAACCCTCGTTGTGTCACATTACCGCCTACCTGCCAATTATTCACATAGATAGGCTTGCCAAGTTTCTCCCTGATAACAAGCAGTGTTTCCAACAGGCGGTTATCGAAGAACTGCCAAGCGTTATCACCGAACTTCTCGTACACGTGCCGGCATACAAGTTCCTGAATGTCGAAGTAGTCTTTAATATTCATTTCTTTTCCTCCTTATCTTTCGTTATTATCTCGCTAACATCTTCCTTATCAACATTAAAAACCTTTTTGCAGAATACGCCCAAAGCCTTTAATACATTAAAATCATACCCTTTAGGCTTTAATATGTTGCTTATAATAGAGCAAAACTCTATGAAGCACACAAAGAGACAGGAATATATATCAATGTTCCACTTGTCTCCGGAAGCAATGTTTATCATCACAACCATGCAGACAAAGGCAAAGTAAGTTACCATTTTACCCATAGTACGGCGTATGGCTCCGGAGAAACGTACTTCCTCATTCATTAATAAACTCTTTCTAACTCCAAACGCCAAATCGCAGATAATAACTGAAAATGATACTATCAGCCAAGGTATCATATGCTCCAATGACTGCATAATAAAGCTGCTTGCTATCACCGCGAATCCACCCGGTATGCTTTGGGTAACAATGTTTTCTTTCATTTTATCGTTATGTTTAAAATTCTTCCTATCTTTGTGTCACGTACAAACTGTAAGCGTAAATTTTATTAATCAGGCAGACTTTAGTTATCAAGATTACTGTTCGTATTGCTCGTCTGCCTTGCCCGCCTTATTCGTGAGAACAGGACGAGGTTTTTATAATATATCTTTTAATACGTTTCATTTCGTTTCTATATTAATTTCTTTATCTTTGCAGACAGCATCAATAAACTAACTACTGTGCATCCCCGTTTGGCTCGTGAGAGTGGAACGGGGAATTTGCTTATTTGTTTCATCGTACTATCTGCAAGTTATATTCACTGTCTGAACATCCATAGTTACGAATGAACCTTTATTGTCAGAGGTAGCCTCAAAGACCAAATAAGAAGCGGTGCCGGACCTTAACAGGCTGCTGAAAACCAAATAGAACTCCTGATACTGTCCCTCGGTTGAAGAAGGCTCTATATATATCTGACTGATATTCTGCAAAGAACTATTTGCGGGTTGTCCGAACTGGCTGCTTTGATATGTTCCGGCCACAACAGAGCATCTTATTTTTATGGTCCCTTCTCCTGAAGAAGGCGTGAACGATGAGTTTTCAGGAATAATGTACATCCCCTTCGCCTTACGCTCTATCTTCATCCTTACACAAAAATATCTTGTGCCTGAAAAAGAGAAAGTAAGGTCGCTGTCTCTTGAATACCAAGTAGGATTAACCAACGTAAACGCCACATAGGTAAGGCTTGCCCGGCGGCTGAAATAGTTTACTATGCTAATCCTTTTGAAAAACGGAGTATCGCTGCCATTCCATGGAGCTACAATGCCCGTTCCGCCCTCGGCACTTCCACTTGAGCTTATTTTCTGAACACCCATACATACATACAGCGACCGCCCGACAAGCTGGCTTGTATTCTGCATTATCTGCGAAAGCTGGATCTTTATATATTCTGCCCAGTCGGTAACGTTTGCAATATCTTGCCCTGATATTTGTTTGTAAGTCGGAGCGTCCATTACATAAAAAGGCATACCCGTTTCCAAGTAGCATTCAACAACAAACCTATATCCGGAAGATGTCGTAAAAAAGTCCCTGAAATTAAAATCGGACCCCGAATTTATCATGCAAAAAGCAGTGAAGCTATCTTCATCAAACATATTCAGTTCCGACTTATAATTAGTTATGCCTGTTGTAAACGGCTGGACAGCCGCGGTATTGTACCCTTTGAAATCACCAAGTCGGTAAGGCTCACCCTGTCCGCCTCTCGGAAGCTGATATTCCCAGTTGGGGTAATTTGCTTGAGAAGGGTTTGTGGTAATTTCATAAGCCATTTTATTGAAATACACATATCCCGCCTTCAATGTTGGGGTAACCATTCCCCACATACACCCGTCCGCACGTGTAGGGTCTGTGCTATAATCAAGGTTGAAGTTTGTTGCCTTTCGGTAAGGTTTGTACTTGGCCCACTTGTTGATGTTAGCCCTCGTTTGGAAGAATGTTATCACCTCATTAGTGACACTTCCCCCCGCAGCGTTCAGTATGTCACGTATGTTACCTGCAAGGTTGACATTGGAATCAGGTACAATAGCCATATCATACCTCCTTCCGTATAATGGTGATACCACCAGTAACAGCAATAGACATATCACTGTCACCGTTAATCTCGTAGTCGCCATGTACGACCCTGTCCGCTTCATATAGGCTTTCATCTGCATAACAATTCCAATTAGAGGATTTTACCCCCCCCCTCGCAAGTTATTGATAACCAATAGATTACCAACTACCAACAAATCAACCTTTACCTTTTTCATGACACAACCCCTTCCTGATTAGTTACTTGAACACATCAAATACACCCTCTATTGCAGTGCGCAAGATGTACGGATAGTTCTCCGCATACTTCTTCAGGGCTACTGCCTGTTCTTTTGTTACCTTTGACTTACCTGTTTTGTAGATTTCGCGGGCTACTTCCACCTCGCCCAATTCCTTAGACTGGGAGTATATCACGTTGGCAAACTGCTTAACCAATACGCCAATCTCACCGTCACCGTCCACGAATATCTTAGACTTTGAGCCGTCAATGTTTTCGATTTCTGCTTTGGCAAAGTCAATATCTCTCAACTCTTCTTTTTCTTTCTTTTCTTCCATGATGATTATAGTTTAATGGTTGTACAATTACAATGAAACAGGCTGTGCGGTAGCTATCTTGGCTTTCGTGTCAGCGATAAAGGTGTTGACGGCCGCGGTGATATTGCACTGCTCCTGCTTGTCTCCCACGTTATGGTTGATGCTCAGGTTCTCGTTGCCGTAACTGTTGAAAGTAGCCACCTGTGAGCCGTCTTTCTTCACTGTGCCTGAATTGATATTACCTACAATGCCATTGTTTATCTCGGCATCCGCTTCAATGTCATAGACCTTAGATTCGTCTACGGAGTTATTCACTCTTACTGTTGCTCTCACTAACTTTTCATAAGCCACTTTTTCTGCGGCGGTTGTTGATGTACTCATAACTTTTGTTTTTATTGGTTACTATTCTATTATTATCATATTGTCATTTGCATCTACTTGCATCGATGTGATTTTCATTTGGGAAAGGCCGATTATTCCCAATATCTCTATCCCGGTCTCACGCTCTATGCTGTTTCTCACGCCTGATATGTCGGTAATGAGGAACTGCGGAATATCTTTCCCACCAAACCGCACAAGCGTATTGCAGTAATACACATCTTCCATTTCACCGCCAGCGCCAACAAGAGAGCCGGGGTATTTGCGTCCTCTCACGATGTCGAACTTCTTTACCTTGTCCTCGGCAATAAGCCCAACACTCGCACCTGTATCGATAAGGAAGAAACCTTTCTTTCCGTTTACCTCGGCTTCAATGATAAGCCGCTTGTCTGATAATGATTTGAACTGTTTCATGGTCTATTGCATTAATAATTCTGTATATCTACTGTTTGAGATAGTGTTTGTCCATTGATTACGACAGTTACATTCACTTTCTTTGCTCCGTCAAAATTGGATATTTGAGAACCAAGATATGACTTACCGAAACTAAGGTAGGTATCGGCGTTAATGTACTCGTTGTAAGTAAATGTGTTTATAACAGATTCATACTGAGTATATATAGTAACCTTGATATTGGCCGATAATCTACTGTTGGTATTATTGTATATCTTGCAGTTTACAGATATTACCTTTGTTCCGGTGCTAATCTTAGTAGCGCTTAATTCTTTTAATTCTACTGGTGGCGCGTAATTCTTCAATGTAACCTCACCGTATGTGAATGTTAACGGCGTGAAGAAACCGGACGTAGGAGCCGTACTTGAACCTACATCCTTAACGCTCGAAACAAAGAGGAATGATTTATATTTTCCGGCAGCATGGCGAACCCTGTCAAATACGAATATAGCATTACCCGGATAATTGCCTATTGTTGGGTCATCAGCGACAGAAGCGTTACCGGTAGCCATATAAAACTCTGTACTACCAATCTTTAGCAGTCCGAGACATAAATAGCTATTTCTCCAATCACCAACTACATTACCTCCCGAATTAATATAATGGAGATCGGCTAATGTAAGGTTGTATTGCTGAGACGGTTGTACGTTAACAGGAACCGTTATTGAAAAGGCGGTTGTGCTGTCAGCCATCATTACAGAGTCATTATAAGGTAGATATGGTTGTACAGCTTCAGTATAATATCCCCTGAAATCTTCAAGCCTTAGGGGTTCCGAAGTGCCACCGACTGGAGGTATATAGGCAAAATAAGGAGTACCACAATTTCCAGCAAGAGGCGAGCCGTTACGGACATAATCAGCCATGTAGTTGACATTGTCCCAATACGGCACATTAGACAACCCCCAGTTTCTTGAACTGCGCTCATTATCGGTTACGTTAAAGTTTTTCGGGTATTTGAACGGCTTATACTTCGCCCATTCTCTAATATTTGCATCCGCCGTAAAAAAGCTTGGTGCATAATTGATATTAACATTACCCCCTGCATCCCTCAGCACCGCACCGATGTTGTTTGTCAGGTTAATATTGGTATCAGGTATTATTGCCATTATGCTGCCCTCCTTTCCAGTTCGATAATACGGTTTTTCATATCCTCATTCTCGCGTTTTAATCTTTCTATCTCTGTTTCGTGTCTGCCAAAATCCTCTATCAAAAATCTTTGGAAATGCTTTGCCATAGACAGTACGCATGTAGTTGCAAGCACATCATAACTCATTGTGAAGAAGCCCTCATTGTCTGTGTCGGTCACCTGTGGAAGGAATCGATTCCAATACTGTGCACTCGTTCCTGCTCTGACCTTGCATTTTTCATCTGTCTTGAAAGTGTAATCGAAAAGGTCAGCATTTGCCATTACGTCAAGAGGTACGATGATGCTGTTCAGGACGTTCTTCTTTCTTAAGTCGGAGTACATGGTTATTCCGCCATAGGTGAGAAGATTACCCGGGCAAATAGTATTGCCACTTCCGTCCAGCAGAGTTAAAGTTCTTGTAATTGACGCAAACTCACCTGTGTATTGCCTTACATAGATAGGCTCTGTGCCGTCATCCGCTGTTGCAATCTCTACCCAGCCTTGATTTGACGGGCCACCGCACCTAATACGGAAGAAATCATTATCTGCCATTTGCTGGTATAGCAAGTTGCGCTCGTTGCCACCTGTAAGATAGCCATAGTCAATAGTTCCAACTACTCCAATATCTCCATTCACATGAAGCTTAAAACTTGGCGATGGAGTGCCTATGCCGACGTTGCCGCCACCCATACAGCAAATTAAGTTATTAGATGAAGCATGCTGTAAGCGCAGACTATCGACATAATTATTTATCTCACTACCTCTTCCGCTATCATTTCCGTTGTTATCTGTCTCAATGCAGATACCATTAAATTTAGCCCCTCCTGTTACATTGCTTGTACCGTCAAAAGGCTTGCTGAAGATTGTGCGAGGGGTTTGCAGCTTAGTGGCGGCCGCTACATTGTCTCCAAGTGTAGCGAGAGTCCCACTTGAGGTAGGTAGGTGTAATGTATTTTGATAATCTCCTTGCGACATTATTCTGCAAGAAAAGTCACTACTCATACCTTGCTCTTCATGGAAATCTATATACTTTCCTATTTCCAATACGCCGCTTCCTCCGATGTAACATATTGAATCCCATTGTCCTTGATGCAAATGTTTGCCATCTAATAAATCCGCATCCAGCCCTGAACCTGAACCATCGTTGCCGGCATGCCAAACTTTATAATTATTAGACCCTAAAAGAATATTTACGTCTCCGCTTACCCAGTCTTGATTAATATCAGTTCTAGCTATTCTTAGGTTACCGTCTCCGTCTGTGAAGTTAATTCCAATTCTATTGGAACCTGCATTATTAAAACTGATAGCAGACTTGGTTCTTGGAATAGATATAAGGTCAATGCCAGAATCTGCGTTAAATAACAATTTTCCTGTCATCGTATCCCCTGCCTTGTTGACGTAACGGTTATCCAGTTCGGCAGAATAGTTATTTGTAGTAAGTATTTTATATCCGTCAATTCCCCACCTATCACCATAATATCCAAGTCTTGATAATACTGATCCTTCGCTATTAGCTGCTCCAATTAAGGCGTGATTATCATCATCCCTCATTATTAGCTTTACGTCAGACTGTGTATCAATAAATACTGTCTGTCTAAATTCCTTAGTTCCGTATATTTGTTGATGTGTGTCAATTGTTACCGCATCCGTAATCCCATATCCCCCCAGCGTAGTAGGATGAGAAGACAACTCACCAAACGAATAACTCGGCTTGTTCGGCTGCTTGGCCCAAGAATACACGTCACTTGCCGGCAATGTGGTGGGGTAATTCGGCAATGTAATAAGCTTCGTGGTTTCATCAGGAGAATAGGTTGTGCCGTTAAGGATAATCCCGTCTACCGAACCACCTCCAACACCGCCTATTACGCTTAATACACCACCCTCTTTTGACAAGGTGGTATTGTCAATCGGAAGCGCATCAAGAATGGTTGATGCCGTATGACTGCCTTGTGCAAACATGGTAAGACTACCTGTCAAAATCAAATCACCGTCTAACTCAACCACTCCGTCAGAATGCTTCTTCACAAGTATATCACCGATATTTAAGCCGTTTATGAATGACTTGATACCTGTAATGTCCTGTGCACCCGATTTGGTTACGTAATCGGCTAATAGACCGGATATGTCGTTTTTGGTGTAGGCGTCTGTGATGCCATAGCCTGCAAGGGTGGTGGCCTTATCCGCCTTAACGGAGAGTAATTCAGCTAACGTGCTTGTCTGCGTCTGACCTGCAAGGAATGATTCAAGCTCTTTCCATTTATTGATGATACCGTCAGTATCAGTCCCCTCCAAGAAGTTATCTACCTTAGCGGATAATTGAGACAAGGACGATGAAGTAGCATAACCGCTAAGTGTGTTATTAACCCATTGCTCCGTAGCATAACCGCTTAATGAAGGATAATTAGGCAAGGTGATTATTCCGTCCTCATTAGGAGTGTAAGTATTACCGTTAACCACTATACCATTGGCAGTACCCTTTCCACCTGTTGCGACAAGCCTTCCGTCAACCCACTGTATTGTCACACCGTCTATTGGGAGACCTTCGTAGATTGAAGGGACTTGGACGTCTGCGCCTGCGTACATGGTTACTCCGTAGGCGGTAATCAACGGTTTGGTTAAGAACAAGTATTCCTTTCCGTTATCGTCAACCCTCTCTTCAAGGTTTCTGTCCCAAACTACTTTGTCGAGCTTCTTTCTATATTGTTTGCTTAGTTCGCTTTGTGATGAAAACTTATTATTTACAGATGTTTCAATCTCACTAATCTGTCCTTGTATTCTTTCAAGGGTGCTTGCGCTTGGCTCATTATTAAGAGTTACTTCAAATGTCGGTATCAACCCTTCTCCCTCTTTTATAGAGAGAGACTGTATTATCACGTTCTCATGGTCTATCCCCATTTCGGGATCATTCACAGTAAGCCGCTTACCTTCCATTATTTCATTATAGAAGTTAGCGTTTCTTGCCATGAAAATTTCGTCAACGCCTATATTGTAAGAGTAGTTTGTACTGCTGTATTTGGCAATATATTCTTTAGCCCTTTCCAATAACCTGTTTTCGGCAGCACGAATATATTCCTGTGGCATGAGTATGTTCAGAAGAACAAACCTGTCCCCGGCTTTCATGTTCCAGTCCTTGTTAGGAACTGTGAAATTATCCGTATCCGATTCTTCGAGGGTGTTTCTTCCGAGCGTAAGGGTGTAGCTTCCATCCGAAGCCTTGACTATTTTAGTAATAGTAAAGGCGTACCCCTGCAATGCACCGCTTTTCATGGAAAGCTGCGCTTCGTCAGTGGTAAGGCTTTCGTTTAAGTCAAATCCCAAGTCATAAAGCTGTACCGTAAAAGTGGGTTGCGTTTCACTTGTTATTGCGTCAACACTCTTTATCTCGTCAATAGCCTGTCCAGCAGAGTTCTTCATCCCCGTAATAGAGGGATAAATATCGTCATAGGTTATCACGCCTTCGCGAATCCCATATTTGGCGATAGCCTCGTTTGACGCCAGCACAAAGTCGGTAACTCCGTCAGTCTTAAAACTTGGCAGCATAAGACGAAGAGGAGATAAGGCGTAGTTGGCGGGGAGAATACTGTCAGTCCATTCAGGCTTTTTCGGATAACTGTAATCAAGGTTTCTTGTGCCACCATAGGCTCGTAACTTAGTTACAATCCCTGTGTCCGCATCAGATATTCGTTCAATCTCATATAACCCCTTACCTTTGCCGTATTCAAAAACATTATTCACTACCGGTTCCGCACCGCCAATGGTAACGCTTCTTCCTTTTACGAAATAATTCAGCTTGTATTCTGTGTTTACAAGAGAAAGAGCGCTCCAGCAGTTTTGGTTACTCATGGAGATGTTCTTTTCCTCGCTGTCTACGCCATCTGCAAGGGTTATGCTCCATACACCTTTCCCGTACATGGCGTCCAAACACGCTTGTATCCTTTCTGCAAGATACTTGACCGTTCCGGTAAACTCAACAACTAAAGGAGTAGGGTAGACTATTCCGTTGTCACTGGGAACAATATTACGCATCATGCACCTTTCAAGCTCGTATTTCAGAGAAACGAAATTAAGGTCATAACTGTATTGATGCTTTGATATTTTCTTTACCGTAGGAAGAAGCTCCAGTTCAAACCGTTCTCCTCTATAATCTATGTAATCAAATACGTCAAAGTTTATTTTGGCATCAGATATAAAAGTTGATGTGCACGCGCGTTCCGCCATGAAAACCCCGGTGTACTCCAGCTTATCCAGTACACATCTGACTGTTTGTCCGTCCTTGCTATATACTGTAAACCGTCCCATTAGATCGAAAGTGTTATTTGAGTTTGAGGGTCAGTAACCCGGAATGTAACACTGAATGTCAACACATCTCCCTCGTCAGTCTTGCGAACGAAAAGATCCGGTTCTACGGATTTGTAGTAGACACCCTGCCTGCCTATCTTGGTGTAGGTATCGTAAACCTTAAGCTCTGCACCGGAATTGTCTTTGCCGGAAAGGTAATCCAAAAAGCCAATCACCTTTTCATTGGCTGTATCCATTTCTCCCTTGTATGCAAATTCCACATCAATATCGTAGGCTTGCATGTAAAGTCTATCAGGGATAAATGTATCCTCTCCGTCCTCGTCTTTCCAGTCTCTCTTCGGCAATTCTTTAGTTTCTCCGTAAACAGCAAACGGAAAGTCCTTGCACACAACTCCCCATTGGGACTTTGTATCAATAACAGGACTTCCCGGCTTACTCTTTTGAAAATAGATACTGTAAAGCTTTGCCATGTGTTATCTTGAGTTTGTGTTGTAAAAAAACAAAAAGAGCCAACTAACGGGAATACCGTTAATCAGCTCTTTGGCTTGTTCAATGTTGATGCAAATATATAGAATATATTCTAAATAATCAATACAAAAACATAGAAAATAGATGATTTTTATCGTTTCTGCTTATGATTAATAGCCAATACTATCCGGCCATATAAATTTCATTTGCCCGGAGTAACTATTTTCATGTATGGATTTATCATGCGTTTCCCTTTCAGCGTCTTTTCAAGCTCATCTATTCTTTCGTGCGCCATCTGTAAATCTTCGGACAGGCGCAATAATTGTCTCGCAAGGAAAACATTCTCTTTCTGCAATTCGTATATTTTTTCTTCCATGATGAAATATTTGTTTAGATATTAATAATAGGGTATAGTTATGGCTATCGGGCATTTGAACCGACTGCTAATTTATTAAATAGCGCGATTAGTATTTCCTCATGCAGCTTACGAATAAGGCTATAATAGATATAATAATACCTATGACGGAAAGTATTAAATTCCAATTAACAGGATTATGCAAGTTTGGATTAACGGCAAGGTAATGCTTTCCCTCTTCGGTGAGTTTGACACTCCACACTTGACCGTCAACCAAATAAGAAGCCTTTACTAACCCTTTTCTTTCAATAGAGCGAACGGATGCGGCAAATACATGCTTCGGATATGTAACAGGACATTCTCCGCCAAATTCCGAAACAATCCTAAATGCTTGCTTTTCCTCCTTTGTAAGTCTTATTCGCTCCATAACCTACTCGTTTCTGCAAATTTACTAAATACTACGCAAATATGTGTTGTTGCGCTATACTATTTTATAGGCGAAATCTTTCTGTCAGAAGGTTTCCCACCGAACAACTGATTGATATAAGCAAGTCCTTTGGGCTTACAAAGTACCTTTTGATATAATATGTCGGGGTGGCTGTCTCTGTGTATAGGCGGTAACAGCGTCATTTCAAAATACCCTGCGTCAATGTACTTTTGTTTCGGTTCGTTCCTGTCTTTAAAGAATACGCCCACTTCCTTTAGCTTTTTAAAAAGGGTGTTTCTCCCGAAACCGAGGTTGAGAATCTTTGCGGCTTGGCCTATGTCTACTTTGCCCTCTGCTTTGAAAGCGGCTTCGGCAAAGTCGGCTTTGGGTTTTAGTTTGGCGTTCTTCTCTTCAAGCTGCCTAATTTTCTGCTCTGCAATTTCTACGCGTTTTTGCAAAATTTGCTGGGAACGCATCAAGATGTAATCATCATCTTTGAGCAATGCTTCCCGTCTATTGAACTCATTGATGAATTTCTCTTTGAACTCACCTGCTTTTGCGCCAGTATAACCCATAACAAGGAAACTGAAACCGTCTTTAGTCATTTCATAAGCGGTTTGTTCTCGGTTTCTGCTATCAATGTAGGTAATAACGCCAAAATTGGCGGCATTAAAACTCGCTGAGCATGAAAGACTTTCAATGTCTCTGACTACTTTACTATGTTCTTTTCCGAACACTTCTGCAACAAGTAATGAAGTAGTCACATCATTGCCGTTGCTGTTTTGAAATACTAATTCTGCCATAATCTGTTAGCATTTTAAGATTATAAGAAATTATATGTGGCAACTTTATCAAAAAGAAAGCGGTTGCACTTTACGCTGCTAACAGATGGCGCATTCGCTACGAGAGCAAATACTATAATCTTACGTAAAGGCAACCGCCAATATCCAATAAGGGCATAAAAAAAGCCCATGTATAAAATGAGCAACTTAACCGCTTGCTCTGCGTAACGAATGCAATCGTCATCTGTTAGCGCAACAAAGATAGATACAATCTTTGAAAGTGCAAACTTCTTATTAGAAAATCAACTACTTTCATGTATTTTCTATGTTTTTGTGCAAATATATAGAAAATAGGTGATTTTCTCAAGCGATGCGGATAATAAAAGGGCGGATGTGTTTTATAACATACTGTATATTACAACAACGCGGGTTAATTATGACGACTTTTGTATCATTATATACATATAAAACATACTAATATGAAAAAGATTTTATTATTAATGGTAATCGTATTGCCGATGTCGATGTATTCACAAGACGTGGATAATCAATCTTCAAAAGAGAAAACCAAAATGGAGCAATTTATATCTGACACAGGCATGTCAATTAAACTTATTGACACAGTAGTGGATGGGCTGGTGGGTAATTACATGTTTACATCCTACAAATCTGAGAATTGCGTCAGAGAAGTTGTAAAAGGAAATGAATCGAAGTATTTTTACAGAATAGAACGCAAAGCTAAAGACGGAGATGGGGGATGTGCTTTTATAGAATATGAAGACTTAAAGGAAATAATAAACGCTATTAAGTCTATGAGAGATGATATTAAAACTGACGTTTTAAAAGAAGCGGACTATTTGGAGAATAAATTCATGACCGATGATTATTTCGTAGTAGGATATTATGTTAAAAAGAAAAAGGTGACATGGTTTATTAGATTGGAGAAGTATGGCTCTAATAAGTATTTGTATTTCAACGATAAGGGAGAAGACGGAGGCGATTACATCCTTAGCAATTTTGAAAAAGCGTGTTCTGTTATTGAAGGGATGATTAATAAATAAGACAAAGCAACAAGTATTTTCCTTCATAATTAATTAATAATACATAAATCATGAAAAAAATATTGTTTATGACGGCTTGGGTGGCCTTATACCTAATTTCGTTTGCTTCTTGTTCTTCTGACAATGAAGAAAATCTACAAAATCTTAATTCTTCAAATTTAATCGGGGTATGGGAGAGCGGTGATTATTTTATATCTTTTAATAAAGATGGATTTTATGCGGCTTATTTGGATGAAAAGTTTATTGATTCAGGGGCATATACGATAAATAAGAATAGTGTACTATGCGTAAATCCTTATAAGGTAAGTAAGACTAATTACAGTATGAGTCTTGCAAACGAGGAATTAACAGCGGATATTTCATATACAGGCGTAAATGGTATCTCGCTAAATAAAAAAATTATTTTTTCAAAATCAAAAAAAGCTGTTGTAGATAAAAGTAATCCAGTCATAAGCAAAGAGTTTGTTCATATAAATGCTCCTTACGGGTTTTGTACAACAAGGTTTGATACTTATAATACAGCCACATATTCTACGGATGAGTTTAAACCAAGAATACAAAACTGGTTTTATTTCTTTTTTAATTCTAAGATATATGTCCAGAAATTTAAACCGGAAACGGCAGGAGTTAGCTTGTTTTATGAAGGATGTGACACAGGGGATGTTTTTATATACAATGTTACATTTGATTCAGATGGACAGATAGAAAATATTGATATTTTATAAAGTGTACTTTCTGAAGCAATTGCGTTCTTATGCAATTCACACCATAATCAGGGCAAGCGGAGGAAACTCCGCTTTTCTTGCCTTACATATTTTCGTTCTATCTTTCTAAAATTACTATTGTTAAAAAACTGATTTATTGGTTATTTATTTGCTTATTCGTTCTATCTTTCTTATATTTGCATATCAAATAGCGCTATAATGAGTAATTGGAGCGAAAAACAAGAAGCGAAGAAAGAGGGCAAGGAAAAGGATAAGGTAAGGCGTGAAAAACTTGCAGGATTCTTTTTTAATTTGGCGCAAGTTTCTTTCACTGTATTATCTTTGGGATTGGCAATAACCCTTGTGAAAGAAGAACTTTATGATAACATTTTATTAATTGTTCTTGTTTCTATGGGAATTATACTTACGGTATTATTTGCAAAAATAGGTAATAACATTTTAAGATAAATATTATGGTTGCATTATATGGGTTTGGGCTTATAACAGTAATAACTGTTGCCTTTTGGATTTATACAGAAACTCCCTCCGGTAAAAAGTGGATAAAAGGGTTGTGATTATATGGATGGATTGACAATATTATTTATATTTACGAGTATAATAGGGGGAGGTTTTGCACTTTGGCTTAAAACCAAGTCAGGCAAGAAGTGGCTTGCAAGCTTATAAATTGACTATTATTTAGATAAAACAATAAAGCCAGACACTACATCTGGCTTTTTCTTTGCAATACATCTCCCTCGGTTTCTACTACACAGTCCTCTCCATGAATATATACATATACAGATGCTATTCCTTTTTGAATTACGTTTACCTTTGCCCGGTCATACACGTTAATGAATATCTTGCAATACTGAGAACAGTCAATAGTCACTTCGCTATCATGACGGACATACAAATCACATATAGAGAAACCGTCAAATAGGAGAGTACCTTTACAGCTTCCGTTCAGTACGGCTGTGTGGCTCATATTTCGCTTTTGTACATCTTCATCAACAAAAATGTTGTTTTTGTGAAGAATATCCCTATCGAAGTTTTCCTTTATGAAAGTATTGGTAGGGTACCCTTTGTCTATACAGAAATCAATCCCATGCAAATACTTGTCAATTAACGCTTGTTGATCGGGAGAACCCCATTGTTCCGTCCATTCCGTACATAATCCCAGCGATACCGCTTGGTTGAGTAATGTTCTGCTTAAATCCTTGTCGTTCATAATTTTATATATTAATCTTTCGTTTTCCTTTGTCTATAACCATACCCACTAATCCCATAAACTCCTTTAACACAGCCAAGTTGGCTTCTGTGTTTTGAGCACTTCTTAGCGTATTGTTAGCTATCGCTCTTAATTGCGTTAGTTGCTGTTCTGCGAGAATATTGTACTTTGGGAAAATTTCATTTCCTAATTTTTCAAGAAGAGCACGTTTTACACTTACATCCTGTCGGATGCTATTGAGATAGGAGTTGGTTCTGTTCATAGTGTCCTCACTGGCTTGGATGCCCGTTTTTGACATTCCGGATGTGGAAGATTCCCCGGTAGCTGTAAGCGCTCCTCCGGTAGCTTTATCAAAGGCTTCAAGGAAAGATTGCGAGGCATCTATCATGGCTTTCCCCTCATTGTCGAAAAAGTCTTTTATAGCCCCTGCTGCAACAGCGCCATTGTCTTGAATATCTGTAAACTCCTTAAACAGGCCTTTTTCTCCGAAAAGTTTATCCTGTAACTTTTCAAACATGGGCTGTATTACCAAGTTCTTTAATATGTTGTTGGCAACACTTCGCATGATGTTGTTCACTACGTTGTCAAAAGCCTGCGCTGCATCTTCTCCGTTGGCAAAGGCTTCCGTTAGCGCATCGCTTATCTGACTTGCCCAATCCTGAAAATCTATTCCGTACAAATCTTTGGTGAGATCTTCCACGAAATAGGCGATTTGCTCGTTCAGTTCCGCAAGCTGGTTCTTATAGTCTTGTATCTTTCCTGCATCAGATTTCTTTTTCCCTTCTTCGTTTCTTAATTGTCCCTCTATCTCTGCACGTTGAGAAACAAGTCCCACGTATTGGGCCTGATATTGTTTAAGGACGCTGTTATCAAGTTCCTTTCCCACACCAACCTTTTCCAATGCCTCCAGCGCTTCCTTGTCTACACCTATTTTAAAGTTTAATCCCATAAAACGCTGCATCCCGGCTGGGAGGCTCTCCATTGATTTTATCCGTTTTTTTAATTCTTCCACATAGTCCAAACCCTCGTCCTTTAATACTCGGAATTGCATTTTATAGCTTTCGGTAAGCGAACTCCCGGCGCGTTTAACTTGTTCTTCCAACTGTTCATATAGCAATATGGCACGCTCTATGCTTTCATCTCCACCAAGCGATCTATCTATGGATTTTCCTAATTGATCGTAGGCGGACTTTAATTCCTCAACTCTTTGTTTGCTACGCTGGATACTTCTTTCAAGTCTTTTGTCATGTAGTTGCGCAATGCCGGAAATAAGGCTTAACGCTGCACCTGCTGCTGCTCCCCAAGGACCTGCTGATGCCCCGAATAAAGAAGTCGCCATTCCCATGCCTTGCGATGCTCCTTGCATCCCTCCTCCCAAAATTCCAGCAGCATCTGAAAGGCCTGTTCCCAGTCCAAGATTTTCAAACACTCCTCCTAAGAAATCCGCAGCTCCTGCAAGCGCATCAAACTTACCGATTACGCCTTGTATGGCCTTTGACTGGTCGGAATAAGCCGAACTCAAATCATTTTCCGCTGCGTCTATTTCTGCCTTAGAAGCTCCGCTGCTCTTCAATGCTTCCAGCCTGTTTTTAGCCTCCTTAATGCTGCTAAAAGAGTCCTCCAACGCCTTGAACGGACTTCGTTCTGCAAATTCTCCACGAAGCTTACGCAACGCCTCTACCAATTCTTTGGTATCTTCGATTGATAATCCTTGCTTTTGGGAAAATTCCTCTACCTTAGAAATCATGTCGTCTAACGTAGATGTAGATACCCGGTCAAGGTCATCAAAGATACGCACCCAGTCACTGCTTTCCTTGAATTGATCGAATAGCACAGACGATGTATCTTCTTGCGCCCGCTTGTTTACTTCTTTTACAAGGGTGTCGGCCTCTTTGCTGCCTATGCTTTCCCTGTTTTTCTCTATATCTGCAATGCTCTTTTGGCGGTTACGTTCAATATCTTCTATCTTTTGGGAATAGTCTTTATAATCTTCTATCATGCCTGAAAGGTTTTCAATGCTTTCAGACCGCATTTTCTTGCCCTCCTCGCTTATTGCTTGATACAGCTTTAAAATCTGTCCTTCTCCGAATTGCTTCTTTACGTCATCCTCTTTCATGGCAAGGACATCAGTAATGGAAAGCTTGCTTCCTGTCTTTTTTAGGGCATCTCCAAGCTGATTGCGGAAATCTTCAACAATGCTTTCAAATGATATGTTTTCACCGAAAGCAATGTTCATGGAAAGTGCTTTGTTTCCGGTCGCTTCAAATAGCTTTTTATACAAGTCCCATTTCTCTCCGGCTTGAGAGACATATTTCTCTATTTCCTTTAAGGCGTTATCGGCTTCTTTTTTTGCGTTTTCAATCTGCTCTTTGTCTATCTTAACGCCAAGAGAAACATATAAATCTTTTTGCTTCTCCTTGCTTTGATCCAGCTGGTTTTGGATATACTTGTACGCCTTACTCGGATCGCTCAAGTCTAAATTTACCCCCTTGCTATCAAATACGGGTGCAAATTCGGGTATATTCTTTACTCTTTGGGATGCCGATTCTTCCCCCTCTATTTTTCTCCATTTCTCGTAGCTGGATATAGCTTTTTCTATGAGGTCGGAACGATTCTTCCATTGCTCGGCAATAGGGTCTTTGGCTGTATCTGTTGATTTTTCTCTTCCGCCTAACGTTTCGTATATTTTCCTTGTCGTATCAAGTTCTTTGTTATAGGACGCTAATTGTTTTTCTGAAAATTTATTATTCGGATTAAGGCTGTCTATTTTCTTTTTTAAATCACTTATATTAGTAGATAACCTGCTCATGTATTCTTCATACGATTCACTCTCTTTAGGCTTTATGACATTCAAATCTCCAGCGAGCAAGTTTGCTTCCTTTTCCCAATCAGTCAATGGTTTACTTATATCTATTTGGCTCATCGAATGATAAGACTGTCTGGCTGTATCTATAATGTTAGCCAAGTCTAAACTTTGCTTTTCAAGTTCCAACAGTCTGTTTCTTGCTTTAGTAATATCCTCCGGTTTATATTTGGCAAAGGATAGTTCTCTTCCTGTCTCGTCAAACCTTCTATATCCACCCTCTCTGATAATCCCGGCAAGCCTTTCTCTTTCAACGTCTACGCTCTGCTTTTGTATTTGCGCATTTGCCATGGTGCCGATAAATTGTTTTTTGTACAATTCCTTTTGCTCTTGAGAAAGTTTTCGCATCTTCTCAACAGAAAGGGATATTGCTACTCCGTATTTGTCTGTTTGGGTTACTGCATCCTTGAAGGTGTTAGATAAGTTCTTGGTTATACGTCCTAATTCCCTGCTTTCTTCTGCGCTCTTGTTGGCTTTTTGGCTAAGGGTTTCGTATCGGTCTATAAGTCCGTCAACAGCCTTGTTCCCCTTCATCTTATCGTTCGTATCGGAAATAGTCTTATTTAAATCTGTAATAACTTCTGTTGTAGTTTTGACTTCCTCTCGAAACATAACCAATGCTCCTACTACGGTTCCGATAAGAGTTATAATCCAAATTATTGGATTCTTTTTCATTGCAGCGTTTAACGCATTTTGCACAACCAGCAATCCCTTAGTTGCGACATTGGTCAACATAACAGCAGTTCTATACGAACCATATACAAACGCCAACATGCCAAGTATATCGGCAACGGTTTCCCAATGTTTCATCAGCTTGGTAAGTATTTCCAAACTATCAGAAAGGACGCCGCTATTACCCTCTGCAATGTCTGCCATCATTACATCCCAAGCATCTTGCAAGTTACTCCATTTACCCGCAAGACTTTCTGCGAGAGCTTCCTGCATGTTGTAGAATTTCCCGCCTTCATTGGTTAACTCCCAAAGAACATCTTTCACCATGCCAAAGCTGACTTCTTTTCGGCTGATCTTATCGAATACGTCTCCAGCACTGACAACTTTATTTTCAAGAACGGTAAACCGTTTCGCCAGCTCATCAACTAACGGAATGCCTGCTTCTGTGAACTGTCTAAGCTCTTGCCCGCGAAGAAACGCGGCACTACGAACTTGTCCGTATGCCAATATGATACGTCCCATATCAACACCGACACCCGCGGAAATATCAGCAAGCCGCTTAGTCGTATCGTAAAGCTCTTCGTAGGGGATACTATATGCAGAAAGCTGTTTTGCGTATGACGCTAATTCCTTAAACTGGAACGGGGAAGCCACCGCTAACTCCTTGATGCGGTTGAATATCGTTTCAGCTTTCATGCTATCCCCGATAATAGAGGTCAGTGCGATGCGTTGTTTTTGGAACTCCCCACCAATGGTATATAATCCCCTAACAAAACGCTCTACTGTATATATGGAATACACGTTGGCGATTTGATTTCTTAACTCTCCGGCTATTCGAGACTGGGAAGACATGGTTGTATTTGCCCGCTTCATAGCGGAATTATGCGTATCTGCGGCTTTTGCTGCTTGTAAACGGGCGTTTCTAAGCTGCTCAAGGGCCTTTTGAGAGTTGGCGTAAGCGTCGGCACGCATTATTTGAGAAACACCCCTCATGGCTCTTAATTCGCTTGTATTCACACCTTGCCCTTTAAAGGTTTCTGTAAGCTTCTTGATACTCTCACTATCCACCTCAAGCTTCACCTTGTACGTCTTGTTTTTCAGCAAGGAATCTACTTTATCCTCAATCTCTTTTACATCAACCTTCAATCCTACTTTCGCGCTGACGGTTGCGTGCATGTTGACGAGCTTTTTTTTGATAGCTTCGTATTCTTGCTCTGTATAATTTTTCAGGTGAATCCCAAAATTCAAATTTCCGAGGTCTGCCATGTCGATTGTTATTTTGTGTCCTTTTTAATAGCGTTAACGCCGTTTACTATAAAATCATTAAGAGATATTCTTTGTCCTTTAGCTTCCTGCTCTTTCCTTTTTGCCTCCCATTTTCTTGTCAGCTCTTTCATCTCTTTGGAAGTGTGCATTCCCTTGTCTACCTTATCGTCATTATTGTACACCACAATAGGAGCATCGCATATAAGAAGCTCATACAGAGCATTGGTAAGCACCCAGTCCATGTACCAGTTAGGGATATTCACCATTCCCCAAAAGAGAACGAGAGGGCGGGTTAATTCGGGATGTTTTTCTCCGTTTGCAAAGGCTGCTCCTGCCGAAGTTCTTGAAGGATACGATCTGCTTCCTTTCTCGTCATCGTCATCACTGTGTCCTTCATTCCTGTCAAGAACATGGTAATGTTCAAGTATTGAAGTCTCTGAAATTCCACTTTTTTTTTACCAAGAGCGACGACACTTGTCAGTTCTTGGTCTGTATATTTCTTCCACAGAATGCGCCAATGTATCCAATGGAAAAGCCTTATTTTCCACCAGTTATTCAGGATTATAAGGGAAGCACATCGGGCTGTCACCTCATCGTCTTGTTTGCATGATATAAAGGTGTGCGTCAGCTTTCTTATCGTTCCCCGGTGAAGCCACTTTATTCCAATCTCCTTTTCGCGAAGAGATACATAGTCTGTGCTGTTTTCAAGCACTTCATCAAGTCTTTCCTGTTCTACCGAAGTAGGTTGAGTTATCGTTTTGTCGTTCATAATGTTTTGAGGTGTAAAAAGAAAAGGCGGCGGCATAAAGCTCACCGCCATTAATATTAGGTACCAGTACCAGCCTGTGTAACTTCTACTGCTGCTGCTTTGCTTGCGGTAGAAATGTTCACAATGGCAGTTCTGACAGATGCTCCATTATTTGCATCAACCTTGACCGTTACCACTTTGCCGCTTACGGAAGTCTTGCACCATGTTTCTGTTGATGAAGCAGATACTGGGCTTTCTTCTGTTGTAGCTGTAATGGTCTTCCCTGTATTATCAGCGCTGCTGACGAAAGACAGGGAAGTAGGAGCTACGGTCAGGAGGCTTTTTTTGTTAAGAACGCGATATTGTCGTCAGAAGCAGCAGTGGACGCTGCACCGTCTTCAATTTCAATCGTTCCACTAAGCGCAAATGCAAACGGAGTGGTGGATGCGTTCTCGAACAACGGGCGTGCGTAGATAGCCATTTTCTTAACCAATATACACTTCTCTCCGTCTTCGCTCAACAACGCAAAGCCTGCATTAATCTTCTTGCTGTTCAGAGTTACGGATATTCCGGAATACTCTTGTCCGTTTACGGAAGCAGTTGCTACCTTGTTGGCTTCTCCGAGGAAGAAGCTAACCAAATCCTCGCTTATACTCGGTACGGTAGCCGCCAATGAAATGTCACCTGCTGGACTTGTTACAGCCCAGTCCGCTTGAAGTCCATGCACCTTTGTACGGTTCAACGTGGGTTCTGCTTGGGACAGGTTCAGGGAATCCACAGTAACGGGCAAGTCAAAATCCGGCTCCACTGTTGCAAAGTCAGTAATACCACCCTTTACCAGCATGATAGAAGAAAGACCGCTAAACACTTCTTTCAACTCTTGTTTTGATTTCATTGCCATAATAAAAAGTTTTAATCGTTTATTTTATGTTTATTTTATCACAAGGTCAGCCCTTATCAATGTAGCGCTAAACCCTAATCCGTCATTACCTTTCAATGTCAGCTTTGGGTTAGAGACGGTGATAACACTGTCACTAATCGGGAACAAGGAAAGAACTTTCCCAACAAGGGCGTCCATTACATTTAAATCTTCAACGCCGCTTTTCTTTAATCTCACGTAGACCTCTACGGTGCAGTATGTTTGTACGTTTCCGAAACCGCATCCGTAAGTCGAGGAAGTCAATTGTCCCGGTAGTGATACTACTATGAAATTATCCATTTGCTTAGGAACGGCAGCGGGTCGGTCATTGGTAAACACGTTATCACTAACCGCAGCTGCTGCATTAAACAATGATTTAAGCGCGTCTTTGTATTTAAAATCCTGCTCGTATCCCATAACTTACATCGGTTTAAATGTCATCTTAGCTATGCTCTCTGCATAATCGTATGTGTCGGAAAGCACATTCAGTCCTTTCTTGGATTCCAAATAGTTGGAATATTCAGTACCTGTGCACATTACCAACCCTATTACATCACGAGGAGACCTATAATTCTTGAGGAAATTTACAGATGTGGTTAATCCGTATTCTCCGTTGGTATCAATCAGATTGTACTTTTTTATAGGTATAAGCCTTCCGTTTTCATAGCTTCTTACCATTATCACTCCAAGTCCGTCTCCTCTGCTCAATTTAGGGCGGGTAGCGTTCTTTAATCCTTGTGTGACAACAGCGGTTATTATTCGGGAAAGCCCGCCTCTATAATAAATTCCGACAGCCAATGAAGTCAACGTATTTCCGGTTACATTATGGTATTGTGCTGATACTACTCCGTCATGCAGAAGCTTAATGGCGATCTCCGTTATCCTATCCAACATATAGCTGTCAATAACAGAATTAATCTTCTTCTTCGCATCCTCTAAGACTTTAGTATTATCTTCCATACCTTAATTTTTAGCCAGATTAAAATATAGCGTTGTCCCCATTTCCGTAGGATAGCAATCAGTTACAACACACGCTTCAAAGGTTCCGCCGTAGTCGGTAACGTCAACAAGGTCTCCCGCGATAATACCCTTCACAAGTCCGGGAATATCTATGGCGTAATCGCTTTTTATAACGTTGCTTTTCGTAAATGTTCTCAAAGAGGAGCTTCCATACTTGTTGCATTCTCCCTCATACAGAACTGTTTCCGATCCATTTTCAAACGAGGTTTCCCCCGAAATACGATACGCCTTGCATGTATGCGGAAAACGTGGATTGTTTACTTTCATAGAGGCCACCTTTTGTTCATGTTCATACCCAAGTTGACAATCTTAATAGACGATTTCTTAACATTCTCTCCATACAAAGCATATATGTCATTAGCCATTTGCCGTAAATTGCGCTTGTCATAAGCGGAACTCTCTGTACCGCCTTCTTTATGTTTCCAAACACCATTGGCATCCTCTACACTTCCCGTTACACTCGGAGTGCTCGCGCACCACATATAGAGATCTGCCCGGCATAAGTCCTTGATACGCTTTTCGATTGTAGTTACATCAGAACCGGAGGTGATGCCTCTGTCAATCAATATCGTATTGATTGCGTTGTCTGTAACCTCGAAGCCGACACAGCCACGAAGGTATTCTTCAATGGTTGTGCCGGTAGTTGTATTTAGAGAATCTTTCATGGTTATTTACCCTTAACGTTCAAGTAGTAGAACCAACGAACCTTGTTAGGAACAACCAATCCGGTAACTTCCGATTTGATAGTCTGCGTCATGGTTTCGTCGTTAAATACTTGGCGAATCAGAGTACGGCCGCCGTCATACAATGCTGTACGTGCACCCGGAGTTTCCATGAAGATAGGACGTCCGCATTGTACGTCTCCCAAATCTTCGTTCGGGACATACGCCATAACTCCTTCCTCAAAGTTCTGCAAGGTCTTGTAGTTGATTTTCTGCGTATCCTTGTCGTAGCTTTCTACTACGGAGATAGAATCAATTACTCTGATTTCGGCACCGATACGAGCTTCGATAAACGCCTTGATTACTTCGTCAGGAACGAGATTTGCAAAAGCAAGCTGCATGTCTTTGTCGGAAATGTCCGGACGGTTGGCGACTGTGTACATCTGACGGAAATACGGCAGACTGATGATGTCGTCCCATGTGGTCTTGCTTACTTCCCAGTGTCCCTGTGGCGCAAAGTCTTTCTGTCGGCTGTCTCGGTTAACGTCACGCATCACCTTGATAGGATCAATTGTAGTACCTACGGCTGCTTCCTGTGTGACAACTCCGGTTGCGTCAACCTTCTTGTACCAATGAGAATCTTTAATGTTCTTCTTGGGGACACCAAAGTCTATTGATAAAGAGATGCCGAGGGGATTGTTGGCCGCATCAATAATCAGGTTTCCTTTTTTGGATACGACTTGGTTTCTCTGATAAAGGAACGTGTTATAGTTACCTCCAAGCAAGCTGTCTACTCCATTAAACAGAAGTTCCATGATTGTAGCCTCTATTTCCGGTGTAGAACTGCCGATAGCATCCATCAGCATCATCTTTTCACGCAAGATTTTACGGCTTAACGTAATCTCGTGCTTGAAAGTAGGCAGTCCGCCCATTTGCAATGAAAGGCCGTCGGTTGACTTGGTAGCACCGTCACTGTCAATATCTACGTAGGTAGCCAGCGTGTACGGGCGAATTGTTGCCTCAATCTGTTCGTAAGTAGGATTCAGAGGAATGTTAGGATTTAACGGGAAACCCATTTGGGCAAAAGTCTGTTCCGCGTTATACTTATCCGCAAACATGTCGTTAATCCATGCCTCCAACGGTTTGTTGCCGGTATATCCCATAGCAGCAAGCCCTCTTCCTACAATATCGTAAAATTCTTTGTTTCTTGTGTACATATTATCCCCCTTTCTTATTCATTGGATTCGCGCACAAACTCAATCATAGGTAATTGTGCTTCTACTGATTTAGGAATACCGCCACCCGCTACGCGGTCCGCGTATATTCTGCCTGCTCTTACTACGGCACATGTTGCAGAAATGCAACCTTCGGGGATGCAGACATCCTCAAATACAAGGCCGTTTACGTCACTTAAGTTTCCGCTTGCAGTTGCACCTTGCTTGGTAAGTTCCATTGTCCCTGTTACTCCGGTGCTTCCGGGGATAAACATGTAGGCCGGAACCATTGCAGCTGTCTTTTGCGTGAATGTCAGCACTGCGCCACTTCTTTTCACATCCCACTCTGTGAAAGTGGCCTTGCCGCCTTCAATCTTTGTGGCGACCAGTTCGGGGGTTGTTTCCGAAGCGCTTGTTACTGCGATTGAGTAGCTTTTGCTCCCCAATACAAAGGATAAATCTCCGTTGGCGGTAGCCTTGTTGGTGATAGTCAGCGTTACTACCGCTTTTACACCTGTCACTCCCTCCGCAGTAATCACCTCTACCTGTTTGCCAGGGCCGTTGAACTTAACCATTGTTCCAGCATGTATAATATCGCCAGGGTTTAATCCCATTCCGGCAACATCAATCATACCGCCTCCTTGATACAGTTCTCGAACTCTCGACCATACAGGAAAATTACCGCCAAATTCCGACCGGAATTGACCGATAGTGTTGAATGTTCCTAATTGTCTCATCTTTTTTGTCTGTTTTAAAATGTGTTATTTGGTTTTCGGGAGCTTGCCTCTTGATTTCATTAACTCCTTAAAGGCTTCTCTTCGGCTTTTTGCCTGCTCTTCTCCGGTTTCCGCAAACTGATTGATACTTGGGGATGCTCCGTCTCCGAAAATCGCCTTGTATCTTTTCTCGTAGTTGCGTTTAGCACAGTTTACAATGTCCTCCACTTTCATTCCGTCTGTAATTTCCACATCGGAAATGGCAATGCCGAGGATCTCATCGTTGCAGATGTTTTTACCACCATTCTCGATTTGAGATTTCAACTGGCTTTTGGATTCGGCCTTTAACTCGTTGATTGACGCGGCTCTTTTCTCCGCTTCTTTTTCCCCCTTTAGCTGCAAAAGCTCTTCTTCCATTTTTTTCAATTTGGCGGCAAGCGTTCCCTCGTTTGGTTCGTCTTTTGCATCGTCCGGGATTGGTTGAGGTTTGTAGTTTTTCTTGAAATCCTCAACTTGTGTTGCTACATCATGGTTGTACTGTCCCTGTAACCCTTGCAGAAATCCGGTAGCCTTGTTGAAGTAAGTATCGTCAGGTTCACTTCCTTCCTCTAACGGGTTAAGGTCTATGTACTTCATTAATGTTTGTGACGAAAGGCTGGTTTGTCCAAGTCTTGTCGTTAATTCGGATAAGATTTGTTCTTTCTCCATCGTGTTTTATTTAGTTGTGTTATAAAAAAAAGAGCCTATCAACGCTTTGTGCGTCAATAAGCTCTTTGGCTTGCATATCTAATATTACTATTATTCCTTCGTCAGTCTAACTCTCATAAATTTACGGCACCTCCTGCATATAATCCTAATGGAAGAACTTCCGCAAACTTCCTCAACGTCCATTATTTTCTGTTTACACACCGGACATATTGCGAAGTTTCCTTTTCTATCAGGTAACTCTTCATCGAGTTGGACATCAATTTTTATCATATCACATGATTTAATAATGCAAATATATCACCTATTTTCTATAAAAACAACATTATAGATATATTTTTAAGGGTAAAATTTAGAAAATAGATGAAATATCGTATATTTGCACTATATATTACTCATAGAGCTGTGAATCAAGCCGGAGTATGCAAAATCATATTGCATGCGACGGCTTATTTTTTTTATGGAATACGACGGAATTGTACATACAAAAAATGGAGAGGGCGTATTTACTTATGCGCACATAGAAAAGCTGCGTGAATATGGAAATCCGCTTAATATAATCGCCCAAAAAGGATGTCAAGAAAAGTTCCTTGCGTCTCCGGCAGATATTACTATATTTGGAGGAAACCGTGGCGGCGGAAAAGCGCTGATATTCAATGAATTAGTGTGTACTCCGTTCGGATTTAGAAAAATCCAAGACATTAAAGCGGGCGACATAATCACTGGTCTTGACGGAGGAATGCAAAGGGTTGTTTACAATTCCTATCAGGGATTTAAAGAGTGTGTAAGACTTAAATTCGTTGACGGTTCTTATGCTGACTGTTGCATAGATCACTTATGGAATATCAAGCAATCTAACCATTGTTCAAAGAAAAGGGCTTTATATAACCTCCCCTTAGAGGATGAATGGCGGGTGTGGACTACTCAAATGATTATAGACCACATGGAAAAGCAGAAGGGAAAGAAGCAGCCGCGCCATTTATCTGTTCCGTTGTGCAAGCCCGTTCGATTCACCAAAGGGAAATACTTCAAGCCTAAGTTCAGTCCGTATTTGATTGGTTCACTCATCGGGGACGGATGTATTGCCGATAGTGTAATCAGTAAGAACTGTTGTTATTTATTTAATCCTGACGAAGAAGTCATTGGCGAGTTCAAGAAATCAGTAGGGTATTCTTCTTGCGAGTTTGAGAAAGGCTGCTACCGCATGCGCATCAATGACAAAGAACTTATCGCAGAGATTCAGAAATTGAATATAACAGGGCGTGCGGCAGATAAACACGTTCCTGACATGTATTTATATGGGACGCTGGAGGAAAGATGGGCGCTTGTTCAGGGCTTAATGGATACCGACGGAACTATTGATGAAAGAGGGCACCTGTCTTATACTACAATAAGCAAACAGCTTGCGGAAGATGTAAAATTCCTTATCAACAGTTTGGGAGGATTGGCGACAATTGGCAGAGGCGCCGCGGGGTATAGAAATAGCAATGGAGAATTTATACAATGTAATGACGCATACACTCTTTATATAAGAATCCCGGATGCCGAAAGGATGTTTCGCGTAAAAAGGAAAAAAGAAAGATGCAAACCTTATAATGGCGGGATAAGCATCAATGCGAGAAGAATCATAGGCTACGAGATGATAGGGAAGAAGGAGTGTTGCTGTATTGCAGTGACCAATCCGGACAGTTTGTTTCTAACAAGGGATTTTATTGTCACTCATAATTCTTGGGCCTTGCTAATGGAGGTCTTGAAAGATATAAATAACCCGAATTTTGCTTCTGTAATCCTGAGAAACGAAAAAGAGGACTTGAGTAATATAGTAAACAAGTCTTATGAGCTTTTTTCTCAATACGGAAAGTATAACCGCTCTATCTCGGACATGACTTGGAACTTCTATAACGGAGGTTTTTTAAAGTTTTCCTATTATGCGGATTCTTACGAAGACTTCGTAAAGCGTTTTCAGGGAAAAGAGTTTGCCTTTATCGGTATAGACGAAATCACTCACTCTGATTACCTGAAGTTCAAATACCTTATCACCAACAACCGTAATGCCTACGGTATAAGAAACCGTTTTTATGGCACATGTAACCCTGACCCGGATAGCTGGGTACGTAAATTCATAGACTGGTGGATTGATGAAAACGGTAACCCTATTCCGGAGCGAGACGGGGTAATACGCTATTGCTTCATGGACGGCGACCGACCGGAAGATATTTACTGGGGAGATTCCGTAGACGAAGTTTATAACCAATGCAGGCATATCATAGATCCGTTGCTTACGCCGGGTCTTATCAGTAAGGGTTACGACAAGTCGGCATTCGTGAAGACAGTCACATTCATAAAGGGAAAGCTTGAAGAGAACGTTGCTCTTATATCTTCCGACCCTAATTATTTAGCCAACCTCGCCCAGCAAGATGAAGAATCTCGTGCAAGGGACTTGGAGGGGAATTGGAACTTTAAAGCTGCCGGGGATGATATTATCAAGATGGAACACATGGAGCGCTTCTTTAAAAATACCGCCCAATACGGAGACGAGAAGCGCAGGGTATCATGCGATATTGCATACGAGGGAGGAGACAACCTTGTCTTGTGGCTGTGGATCGGGAACCATATCGAAGATGTGTATGTGAGTAGGGATAATTCCAAGCGGACGGAAGAGTGTGTTGCCTATAAACTTAGAGAGTGGGGCGTGCTGGAAAAGGATTTTGTTTTTGACTTAAACGGCCCCGGTCAGGATTTTAAAGGAAAATTCCCCGATGCGGTCAGGTTTAATAATATGGCTGCTCCAATACCCGCGACAAAAGCGGATGAGAAATCAATCAAGTATGTGTACTCCTCTTTAAAATCACAGTGTGCGGATATTCTTGTAAAAAAGATAAAGAACGAGGAGATATCCATAAATCCCGATTTGTTATCGCGCAAATTTTCCGGAAACGGATATTCCGGAGTAACCCTTTATAATATTCTTATGAAAGAGAGAAAGGCCATTCGGGACGCGGAAACAGACAAAGGGTTTGCCTTGATTAAAAAGGAGACTATGAAAAAATACGTAGGGCACTCTCCTGACTTTATAGAAGCGATGATTTACAGACAAATTTTTGATATAAAAAAACATAACACAAAACCAAAAGGATTATGGAGATTATAAACACACGCCAGATTATGGTACGTCGTCCGTTCCGGAGGATATTGCCAAATGGCTATAAAGCCGCTGCCGGGGTTATTTCAGGAAACACCCTCATCAATGAACCGTCTGATAATCCTACGTATCAGATAATAACTCAAATGGACTTCATGCGTGAGTTTGAGCCTTCTGGACATGCGATTAATGACCCGCTGGTATATCCTGACAGGTTAAGGCAGGACCCGGATACGAAGCAATGGTTCAGGGAGTATGTTATCAGATGCGCTTTTGCTTTTCAAAGAATAATAACGGTCAAGCATCTTGTCCACCTTTGCGGGAATGATATTCAGTTTGAAATGGAAGGCGATACCGAAAATGAGAAAGTGAAAGATACCTTCTTTAAATTTAGAACGGGATGGGCCGTAAAAGACATGGAAATCGCATGGTACGAGGCCGCTAAGTCTGTAAAGATAACCGGAGATACGGCATTTGTAGGATACCTTAGAAAAGGAAAATTCTATTGGAAAGTCCTTTCTTTTGAAAAAGGTGATGTTTTGTATCCTCATTTTGATAATGTTACAGGAGAGCTATCCTTGTTTGCCCGTTCTTATTCCGATTACGACAGCAGCGGGAATATTGTGACCGACTGGCTGGAGGTGTGGGATGAAAAGTATCTCCGTCGCTTTAAAAAAGGAGGAAAGGGATACAGCAAAATCAAACAAGTAATAAAAAACTTATTTGGATTGGACGGTTATGAACTCGTCTCCCAGCAAGAGCATGGGTTTACGTTTATCCCTGTGGCTTACCATAGATGCGATGCCGGAGCTTGTTGGTCTCCCTCGCAAGACAGTATAGAGCAATACGAACTCGCTTTCTCCCAGCTATCTCAAAACAATACAGCCTATGCGTTCCCGATTATGTATTTCAAGGGAGAAAATATAAATATAGATGGGGGTGTTGACGGAACTGTAAAATGTATCACAATGGGGCCGGACGATGAAGCCGGATACCTTAATAAACAGGATGTATCTACGGCTTTCGAGAAGCAACTCGATACTCTTTACAAGCTGATATATGAACAGTCGTTTGCGGTAATTCCTCCGGAGGTAAGAAGCGGCGATCTTCCGGGCGTGGCTATAAAGCTTCTTTATTCACCGGCATTTGAGAATGCGATGAAGGATGCGCAAGAATATAACCGCCTTGTGGACGACATGGTGAAGATTTTCACCTATGGATACGGAGTGGAAACGGAAAATCTTATAGACCTGCAAAACTTGAGTGTATATGCTTGGATAAAACCCTATATTCATTTGAATGAATCGGAGCTTGTGCAGAATCTTGCCACTTGTGTGCAAAACGGATTTTTATCACGTCAAACCGCAAATGAGCAGATTCAAATGTATAGCAATCCCCGCGACTGGGACAGGATAATGAGAGAGAAAAAGGAAGAGCAGCAGGCTGATATCCTTTATCAACTCAAAACCACGCAACCTACTCCTGAAGAAGAGGAACCCGAACACAACCCGGCTGGAGATGATAAGCAATGAAACAGCCCACGCAACAACAGATACAGGAAGCCAAAGATTTTATAAGGCAGCGGCTAAAGGCTGAATTATCCATGCAGAAGCATTTGGATGATCTTCTCTTGCAAGCCGCAAACGAGATCGTGGATATATCTTTGAAGTATAAGATAAAACCGTCCATGTTCCGCTTTTCCGCAAATGAAAAACTCGAAAGGGAGGTAGGTGTTGTTATCGGAAAGTTGCGAGAGGCGATTTACGACTATACCGAAACGCTTTCCGTTTATGACAGGAAAGAAGAAAGGGAGGCTATCATTGCTTTTATAAATAGGGAAGATCATGGAAAGACGCTTTCGGAGCGTATTGATATTTATTGCAACCGCTTTAAGTATGAGATAGAGGCTGCTGTCGCCGCCGGGCTTATTGCCGGGCTAAGCCGAAACAAAATAAAGGACAGCATAAAGGAAAATATTAAATCTCCGTATGATAGCTCCTATTTCAAAAAGGCCGTAGAATCCGGGGTATCCGCAGCAACCCGCATTAATACAAATGGAATAAGTTATGGAGTAGGGAAGTCCAACTCTTCTTATAACTCACTGAATACCCTTACCCGGTATGCTATCGGGTCCGCATGGATGTGGTTTAATGGAGTTCAGAAACAAAAAGAAGGAGCTATCGGTTTTTATTCATATAGAGGGAGCAGCTACCCATGCTCTTATTGTGATAGTATGGTCGGGTATCATCCTATATCCGACTATCAGCGCCAGTGGCATATAAGGTGCTGTTGTTATTTTGTATTTGTATAATTAAAAGTTACAATAATATGTTGAGAGGTAAAGAGGAAAAAATTACATTCAGCAAAGGACTTGGTACCGAATGTAGGAAGCTTGGGATCAGCGCAAAAGAAAAGGCTTTTGCAGACCTTTTAGCGCTGGGATGGAAAGATAAGGACGCCTATCTCATCTCCGGCCTTTATAACCCTGTGTATAATTTAGAGATGAATAAGAAGAATATGAATGCCCTCCTTTCCCAGGATAAGGACTTCATGGATTATCTCACCTTTATAAACAAGCGTGTAAATCGTAGACAGAAAGAGAGCGAGAAAGAGGAAGAGTTTTTGGTTGAAGGTGTTAGTGATGAAGATATTGCTTCTGAGCTTTCAAAGGAAAACCAGCTTCGTAAGCTTATCGCCGCCCGTAAAAAGTACGATGGCAAAGAGGGATGCAAAGAATGGATAGACCTCACTAAAATGATTGCAGACATCACGCAGATTAAGAAAGACGAGATAAAAGAAGAAGATACTACCACTCATTTTTATCTTCCAATTTCATGCAATAATTGCTCCTTGTACCTTGCCGCTAAAAAGAAAGCCGGGAAATGACACCCGGCTACTTCTTCCTTATACATAGGTTTGTGTTCAGTTTTTGTCTTTATCAGACGCTTCCTCCATTTCCTTTTTCATCTCATACATCTGCCTTTCCTCCTCAATAATCTTGGCGTCCTCCTCGTCAGAAATCGGCTTGGCGTCCGCGCGGTCAAGGGCATCCCAGACTGCCTTTAGCACATCCACCTGCAACTTCGCGTCAATACAATTCCCCACATACTGGGTGTTTCGCAGCATTAGCATAGGCAGATTATCAACCCTGTCTTCTATCGGAACGCTATCCAATAGTACAAACATTATGCTTCCCGCGCTGTACTCAATGGAGAAATCACCGCATACCGTTGATGCCTTGATAAAAGGAATGCCGTCTTTCTTATACTTGAGAATAGTTATATTCCCGACTTGTGTCTTTCCGAAATCCATAATCTTTTTGTGTTATATTTATTATTGCAAATCTATTCTTCAACAAAATCATCACTCAGGAAATCATCATCCGAATATTCCCAGCCCTCAAACAGGTTCGTTTTCGCTTCTTCGGCAATGTTGGGTACATGTCTCATAAAATTGTTCGCGATGTCCTCGTTCCCACACCACAGATTATAAGAGTTGTTGTATCCCTTTTCCCTCACGTATCCGAGAGAAAGCATGTCGATACCCAGCTTTCTTTGCGACATAGGGACGATCCCGTTCTTCTTGCAGAATCGTTCATAGTTCTTGTATATCTCCGATGATGTGAAATTGATAACGCCGCTTCCTTCAAATTCTTCGGGCTGGCACTCCTTGTATTTTAGGTATTCCGATATACTTCCGTCCACAAGCTTTCCGTCCCGTCCTATGACCGTAGAGCGTATCCTCTCCAGCTTCATATCTATCTTTCCTCCGAGATTCTCCGGCATCCTCCAGTTGTTTTTCTTTAGCTCGCAAAGACCTTTGACTATCCAAGCCATTATGCCGGCATGTTCCGATTTGAGCCTTTCCGCGAGCATGGTATCCCTTTTCTCTACGGGGATAGTCTTGTCGAAATTAAGTACGAGCGCCCGTCTCTGCATACTCTCATCATCCGGGTCCTCCCGGTTAAGAAAGTCCTTTGGCTGCCAACGGTAGTTAGAGTTACACAGCATGATAGGCGGTCTTTGCATCATCGTTATATTGCCGCCTATTCCCCGGCAGGCAATAGGTTCCCCGCTGGAGATAGCCTTTATGATGCTCATATCCTTAAAATCCCCTCGGTTACTCTCCGTACAGTACATAAGCCTCTTCCCGGACATGGAATACGCAGCACGAAGCTGTTCATCACCTCTGCTGGCAAACTGGCTCATCTTGATATTAAGTATCTCGTCCTCTCCGAACATATCCTTAAGCACCCGGTAGATAACACTCTTCCCGTTTGCTCCCGTACCTTGCAATATCAGGAAATACTCAAAGCTTATATTACGTCTGTTGACAAGACAGGCTCCAAGAAACATCTGTAATATTCTCCGCTTGTGCTTCTCAGGAAGAACACCGTCCATATCATCCGTAGGCATCCAGTTCTCTCCGAGGAAACTTCTCCATATAGGACAGTTGAATATCTCCTTGCGGTCATACTTGAACGGATACATCTTCACACAATCAAAGCGGGGAGAGTGGGGATAGGTCTTTAACCGGTTCATGTCAACGACACAGTTAGTAAAGCACATAATACTAAGGTCGGGACGAAGCTCATGGTCCCGGATAACATTGATTATACGGTTCATATAGGCATACATGGCCTTATTGGTACGGTCACGAGCTGCAACACCCATCTTCTCAAGCCACCTGTCTACGGCATCATACAGGACATTGTAATCCATGAACTCATAAATCTTACCTGTAAAAACATACAAGGAGCTATAATGAGAGGTGTTATCCCTCGTCAAGACACCATAACCCTCCCTGAATAACTCCTCAAGACGTCTGCCGTATCTGTCTGTGCGCTCAGGATTGCTTGTAACCAAAGATATATCCCTGAACGTAGCCGCATATTCATCGCAATGTTCGGATAATAATCCAAGTACGTAATCCTTTAAATCCTTCCTATCCATATTTATTATATAACGTTTTTATAAGCATACCATAAAGAACATAACGGAACTGGGATTAGGTCTCATTCTTAAAAATAACATCTTCTCTTCTCTCTTTTGAGGGTTAAAAATATATATATATGTTCTTTATCATCATTATGCAAATATACAACTACTTGATAATAAAACAAGTAATTTTCTAAAAAAATAGGGGTAAAATTTAGAAAATAGGTGATTTTTTAGAGAATAACGGGAGTTATTGAAAAAATACGGCTTTTTTGGAGGGTAAAACATCGTTACAAATGTGGGAAATTGGACGAAAAATGGGGGAAAATAAAAATTTTTAGGGGTGGTGATTACATCCGATATTCTTACATATAATAGGGGTGGGGTGGGGTGCTTTCTACGTGGGTATGCATGGTGTGTTATTGATTATCAATATGTTATAGTTTATATTATTGCTATAATATAAAGTTGTAATATTATTACAAAAGAGGATAATTTCCCGAATATCACAAAAGCCCCAAAATGGACGTAATTCATTGATTGTCAACCAAATACCACAATATCATTAATCTACAACTACAACATAACCATATAATCACCTATTAATCAATCAGTTATGCATATATTTCAAATCTCCCTATACCCCCGTATCCCTGTTATAAATAATATCTATAAATTAATTATCAGCAATAGATAAAATCTATTATAAGGCTATGCTTGTTGATCCAGTTATTATATACTTATACGTTCGTATGCTATAATGTCCCTATATACCCTATTATTTAGTATTATATACTTACATTTGTATATGTGTATTATTATGTTTGTATATTGCTGTAAATCAGTGTATTATAACGTTATATTTAATGCTATAAAACATACTTATTTTATTGAAATATTTTGCTATTTTCTTTGCCGTTCCAAATATAATTCGTATCTTTGTAATGTAAGAAAGGGATAGATATAAGGTCTGGTTCTTACAGGCGTTGTTTATATTATGAGATAAAAAAGGAGCTGCAAGTACGGCAATACTCACAACTCCGAAAGAAGGGAATAACCAAGAAAAGTACATCCCACTCCAACGAGGGCAAAAGTACTCATCTTGGTTATCACTTCCAAATTATCCTCTTTGAAACTCCGCTATAGTTTGAATTATTAACAATTTAATATATATCATTATGAAAGCAATGAATTTCTACACCGCAAACGGTTGGGCTGGCTCAAACTATGATAGCAAGTTATCTACAAAGGAAATCGCCGCAAGGGTAAGGGCTTTTGCTAAGAAGAATTTCCCGGGTTTTAAATTTTCCATCCGTACAGAATGGAGCATGTGTACGAATTCTATGTATATCGAGTTAAAGGCGGGTACTTGTATCCCTTTCGTTGAAGGTTCAAGAAGCGCGGAGCGTGGTTACATGTCTACAATGTCAACCGTTAAGGGTTGGGAAGATGAGTTAACTCCGGAAATGTTCAAGGTATTGGACGCTGTTACGACTTATGCAAGTTCTTTCCGTTATGATGACAGCGACGGCATGCAAGACTATTTCGATACAAATTTTTATATTCATATAAAAGTGGGTGATGAATATCAGGTTGTAGAACCGAAAGAAAAAAAGAATACACTAAAGAAGGGGAAAGAAGATGCCGCTGGTGTAGTAGAGTATGTTAAGGCTGAGTGCTTGGAGATTGTGGACTATTCCGAAAAAGCTATCGCGGTGTTCGGTGACACGAAGGCGATTAAAGATCTGTTAAAGGATCTCGGCGGACGGTTTAACCCGGCCTTAAACTACGACGGTGAAAAGCGCGCCGGATGGATATTCAGCAAAGAGCAAGCGGACAAGGTGCGGGAATTGCTCGCACCTGCAAAGAGCGAAAAGGAATCGGATGAAAACACCGACGAAACGTTTCCGCTTGAAAATATCCATTTTACCGAAACGGGCAGCTTTAACGGAGTGCGCTATTACGACATAGAAGGATCAGGAGTAATAACCAGCGCGAAAGTACGCGCGGATATACAGCCGGGCGATATATTCAACGTATATACAAATAAGGAATGGAAATTCGGTGTAACTTATGACGGCGTAAGCCTTAATAGAAGTTTATACAACGCCTTACCCGGTATAATTGAATTTGACGACAAGATAGAATCGGGCACGCTTAGCACTTCGTCGTATTACTCCCCGATGGCTGAGGGTGTAGAATTTTACGAGAAGAAAGTAAATGGAAAGCGTTACACCGTCAAGGATAAGCCGTTAACACTCGGGCATTATGGAATATTGGACAATTTAGACAATTGTATAATAGATTGCTATCCGACTAAGGGAGAAGCTGAAAGGGAGGCGGAAATACTTAACGGGTTTACGGATGGCAACGGACGCTTAAAAAGTGCTATATAATGTTCTGCGTTATGTTGCTATTGTTCGGTGCTGTATTGTTCATCAGCGGCACCGATATTACAGAGATAAGAAAATACAAGGATCAATCAGATAAATTTTAAGGTTATGAAAAAGTTAATATATACACTGTTACTTATTTTGACAAGCGCCGTTTATTTCTCCAATGGGAATAATATACATACTATCTACTCGTTTGCCAAGACACAAAGCGATACCATTTTCATGGTAAGCGTGAAGGGTGATAAGGTGACTAAGATTAACGGAGGGAAAGCAACGGAATATTACGACGGCTTTAAGCTTGATAAAATTGCATCCGACATATTTAATAGGGTGGCAATGTTTTAATTGATTTTCAAATTAAAAACAAAAGATTATGAAAAAGATTAAAACCGTTTTGAAAGATGCCTCTGGGCCGGGAATGTATCGGAGCATATATGGTGCATGAAAGTATTATACTACTTACTGCCTATTAACGGAAAGCCCGACTGGTTATCAATGGCAGATATATTGAATTACGAAAAGCAAATGAAAAGCAGTATTTAATAAACGAATAGTTTAAAATAAGGAGGAGTAGACTATGTATTTAGGCTTTATACTTTGGGCGATAATTTTAGTTGTGATCGTGTGGAATACTAACCCGGCACTGGTTATTATATCCGCTGTGATAGGGGTTGTGTTTGCGATTGCAAAAACAACAGATAATAAACCAAAAGAGTGATATGGAAACATTAAAGGACGTTTTTTTGAAAAAATACCCGCAATACGGAAAGGTGCTGCGGGTATATGAAGAGGTTAACGAAACGGAGTGCACCTTCGAGAGTATTACAAAACCAAGGTTGTACAACTTTGTTCAGGCTCTTAATGACAGGCTGGCAACAAACAGTGCTAAAACCTATTGCGCTATGTTTAAATCGGTTCTTAACCTGTACAGCGATATGTATTCTTTCCCGAAAGGCTTTGAAGCTATATTAACCCTGAAGAAGGACGCAACGCAAAGTACATGGTTAACGGATGAAGAGATCAAAAAACTACTCTCATACGATCCGGTTAATGATACAGAACGGATAGTGAAAAGCTGTTTTCTTCTCGGTTGCCTGACAGGTGCAAGACATTCGGACTACGTATGTTTTACAGAGGACAATATAATAGACGGACGACTGGTTTATATTTCCCAAAAAACGAAAACGAAAGCGGAAATTCCGGCGGCTCCGGCTGTGTTACGGATATTAGAGGAAAACAAAAGATACGACATTAGCCAACGTAAGCTGTCTGATGTGACATTTAATGATACGATAAGGAGTATATGCCGGAAGTGTGGAATAAACCAACGAATAAAACTGTATCAGGCGGGCGAATATGCAACCGGGGAAAAGTGGGAGTTTATTTCCTCGAATTCAGCGCGGAAGTCTTGCGCAACAAACTTATATCTAAGGGGAGCGGATCTGTATTCTATCAGCCGGATGTTAGGACACTCCAGTGTAACCATGACAGAAACGTATATTTGTTGCGGGCTGCGTGAATTGTCAGATAAGATAATGAGCTATTTCAACGGGTTTAAATAATATGCTTTAAAACATACTGTATAAGATGAATTAAAGAGAGATAAACGGTATTTTTGCAAACAATTTTAAAAAAAAAGGTTATGAAAACTTACGATGTACACTTCAACGACGCTAACGACTCTAATAGCAAAGGTTTTAATGAATCATTTGAGTACTGCAAAAATTATATAGAAACCTATAACGGTACCAATGAATCCTATTTCGAGGACTACAAGGGAGGAATCGTATCGATCGTGTGTAATGAAACCGGAGAAGAGGTTTATTCGGAGGATATAAGATAGAATGGAGCAAGAAAGTAGATACGCATACGACGAGGAAAGCGTAAAACATATTGTGCACTGGGCTTTAACGGCCCAGCTGCCTACTCAAATAGAGTTGAGCGAATCGGAGAGTATATTTGATGTTAAGAAGTACATACAGGCGAACATAAACGACATAAACCAACATTTTCCGGACCCTTTTTACAGTCCGGCAATTGATAGACTGTACAGGTTAAAGGAATTTATGGATAACTCGCAATCCTGAGACGAACATATACACACAGCCCGGCGAACGATTTTGCATCTTTATAAGACTTCTTCCTCCGGGCTATTGAATTACAATTTACTGTCCATCTTTTCAAATTCTTCTTGTACGGACTTGTTTAGCACTTTGGCGTAAATCTGTGTAGTCTTTATATCCGTATGTCCCATCATTTTTGCAAGGTTTTCAATCGAAACTCCCATATTCAATGCCATAACTGCAAAACTATGCCGGGCCATGTGCGAATGTAGGTTTTGTTTTATCCTCGCGAGCTCCTGAACGACTTTTAGCCTCAAATTATACTGATAGTTGCTTATTACGGGCAGTTTGAAATCGTATTTTTGCAGAATTTCCATTGCGGGCTTAAGAAGCATCAGGAAATATTCTTCTTCCGTTTTTACTCTTACGTCTCTTATAAAGAATTTGTTCCCTTTCTTGATTACACCGCTAAAATCAAAGTTGAACAAATCTGCATAAGACAAACCCGTAAAACATTGGAATACGAACAAGTCTCTAACCCGTTCAATGCTCTCGGATGTCGTTTTTAAGCCTTGTATTTGCTTTATCTGTTCTAAGGTGAGGTATTTTATACCTTCGCTCTTTCCGCGCTCAAATTTGAGCTTATTATACGGGTTGTCTTTCAGTAAATCATATTTGATGGCTTCGTTTATATATCTTTTCAGGCGCTTATGATAACCATGTATTGTCGTCTGTTTGTTATACTTCCTATGAAGGAAATTGTCATAGTGCATTATGTTAGCCGTAGTAACGTCCGTAAAGTAAACGATCCGACCGAACTCTTCCAGGGATGTTATTAAGGAGGCATGTGTATTTAACGTTCCTCGTCTAAGGTCGGTTCTTTCGCTCACTCTCCGTTTTATGAAATCTATAAAGCTTTCTTTTGTTTGGGAATACTTTAAAAAGTGTTCCAGCTTATCAAAACTGAAAGGTTCTTTGTTTTTTACCAACCCGTTTATGAACTCGTTGATGTTCCGCATTTGCGTATCGAGCCTTTCGTTGAGGTCTAAAGATTGAACGGTATTCTTAACCTTTGTTTTTTCGCTCCATTGGTCGGAATACAACCGAACGCCTGTACTTAACCATTTTCTTTTCCGTTCAAACAAAATTTCTATTTGAACGGTTCCTTTCGTTGTCTTGCTTGCCGTATGCTTACGGTCAAAAACAAACCTTAATACTGGATACTTCATAATTTAAAAGATTTGGTATCACACAAGGGTATCACATTTGTATCACATTTCGTGAAATAGAATGAAATAGAATGAACTAAAATGAAACAACATTAGCGGTGTGTTTGTTCTCCTAAATCATTGATTATTACGTAAAACGCTGATAATAAACAAAAAGGGACTACGTTTTTGTAATCCCTTGCTGTGATCCGCTTGGGGCTCGAACCCAAGACCCCAACATTAAAAGTGTTGTGCTCTACCTGCTGAGCTAGCGAATCAATCCTTTACTGCTGTTAAGCGGGTGCAAAGATAGAGACTTTTTTGGAAGTTGCAAAGGAATTTCGCTTTTTTTCCTATCTTTGTACCGGGATTATAGATGCGGTAGTTCTTAATTCCCTGATAATACAATGTTTGATACAT